ACAGGTGATGATGTTATGTCTGCAGGATCAAATACATCAGGATATGGTAATAGAACATTATTTGGTCCTGAAGGAGCAATAGCATTAAATAATAAAGATACAGTTATAGCAGGTACAAATTTATTTCCTAAAGGAAATGATGTAGTATCAGGGCCTGCAGGTTCTGTACAAATGCCAGATAATTCAGAAGCTAAAAGAACAAATGCTTTACTATCAAAACTTATTAACAGACCTGATCCTGTAATCGAAATGAACGGTGATAAATTAGGTACAGCTATTGGGAAATATGCTTATTCTACTCAATAAACTATACTTTTACAATATTTATAATAAATGTTTAACAATTAAAAATTCAAAATTATGCCTTTACTTAAAAAACTTGAAACTGAAGGATCTGTATTGACCCCATTACAAGGTCAACAACCAGTATCTTCATTACAATCAGGAGCAATTCCAGTAAATAATACATTCTCAAAAGGAACGTATGTTGATTATGTTTCTGAAACACCAAGAGCAGTAGATACAACAGGTAACGTACAGTAACCTATGCCCTTAATTAATCGAAGAACCGACCTTAAATCCTTAAGGTATGGAAGTGATAGAATAGATAATGGTTCAAGTAACCAACCTTATGTCAAATCTTCTATACCAAGTGGATCCGGCCCGGGTCTAGGCGATGCTGATTTCCTCTTAAGAGGGGGATCATTATTACCTAGAACTGTGGGAAGGGATGTTTCTAGGTTAACACAAATGATGTTTGATTTTAAATCTCCAAATGGACTTTTATTTTCAGTAAAACAGAATCTTTTATCAAGATCCGCTGTTAACCCAATGGCGACTTCAAATGATGGTTCTGTAATAAACCTGTTAAGTAACCCTAATAAGTTACCTTTAAATAATGGTATTTACTTACCAACATCAACTATACTACAAGCAGCTGCAAACCCTTTAGGGGGACATTTACTAAAACAGGGAATTAACCCTTTTAAAAGTACTAATGATGTTGCTAAGGGTAATATCTTATCTACAGGGTTTGGACCTGATTTACCTTTATCTATGCCCATTTACTTGGATACAGATGCTTACAATGAAAGAGTAAATACACAAGGAGAACCTACTAGTAGATTATTATCTTTTACAAATTCCTTTATAAAAAGGGGAATAAATGATCCATTTGAAGATACACCTGGTTATTTTGTTTTAAATAATGACCCAAATCTTTATTCATACTCAGGAGGTCCTGGGTCAACATTGGGAGTAGGAAAAACAATAGTTCCTATAAAAAGTAGAACAGGAGTAAATAATCCATTTTTAGCTGGGTATAAATCTAAAACTGATAGATTTTTTAATAATTTTAAAAAAATAGGTAGTGGAATTAATGCCTTTGAAGATTATTCAGTATTTAGTAAACCAAGATCAGTAAATTTTCAAGGTGCAAAGATATTTAATGGTACATTAAGTACAGTATATCAAAATATTACTAACACCGATTTATTCCAAAACCAATTTAAAAAAGTAAATAGTGATACTAGTGCCTTAAGAACAAAAGATAATAGTGTTTTCCAATCAGGTTCATTTGACCCACAAGCACCTTCAGTTGTTCCCGGCTTATCAGATACTCTTAATTACAACCAGTTAATGGTTGCAGGTAATTCTGGATCTGTAGATAATGCCATATTACAAGATTTTAGACAAAATACAGAAAATAGAGATATAAAACCTAAATCTATAGACTATACATCTCCTAATCAAAGGTTAGATGGCAGAGTCAATCTAGGTTCCCCAGGATCAAAATTTGAAAGAAAAAGCTATGTAATAGGAAGAGGTACATCATTAGATAAAATTAATTCTTTACCTTTATATCAATCTAGTAAAGTTGATAATCAAAAAACAGTAAATGATTTATGTAAATTTAGAATAGGTATAGTTAATAATAATGACCCTAACTTAAAAACATATATTCATTTTAGAGCCTTTTTAGATGGTATGGATGATTCTTATGCTGCTGAATGGGCTTCTCAAAAATACATGGGAAGAGCAGAAAGTTTATATAATTATCAAGGATTTGATCGCACCGTTAATTTATCCTGGACAGTTGCCGCGCAATCAAAACAGGAATTAATACCTATGTATAAAAAACTAAATTATTTAGCATCTGTTTGTGCTCCTGATTATTCAGATTCTGGGTATATGAGAGGTAATTTAATAGAACTAACAGTTGGTGGTTACATATATGAACAAATGGGGATAATGCAAGGAATTAGTTACACTGTACCTCAAGATTCTCCATGGGAGATAGGAATTAATGATTCTTCAATAAATACAGAGGGATTTGATAAAAATAGATCTGATGATACTGTAAAAGAATTACCTATGATGATTAAAGTATCAGGCTTTTCATTTAAACCCATTCAAAACTTTGTACCTAATAAACAAATTAATACATTCCAAGAGGTTGGAAATGAAGGACCTAATTCAAATGGAGATATAGCTGGGTATGGTCCACAACAATTTATATCATTAAAAAATAGTCGAAGTAATAATTACGATTCAAATGGGTAGATATTCAGGAGTAATAACAAAAAGCACAGTTGGAGGAAAGAGGTATAAAAAAACAGTAAAATACCCTAACATTCCCCTAAGTTTTGATGATATCTATGTTTATACAGAGATACTTGATAGATTTGACATATTAGCTCAATCTTATTATGGCGATCCACAACTATGGTGGGTAATTTCAATAGCTAATCCTCAATTAGAACAAGGCTCAATATACCCACCAGAGGGAATACAGATAAGAATTCCGGGGAATATTGGTGGAATAATATTATCTTATGAGAAATTAAATGGAATTTAATTATGGCCGGAAATATAATAGGAGAACCAATAGATGCAACTATACTCGAGCAAATAGATAACAGACAATCTGTTAGTGGTGCTGGATATAATAGTAGTTCTATTCCAAGATCTCCTCAAGTTTTAAATTTTTTAAATAATAGAAGTTCTTGGGTAAAAATGGCTTCTGGTGTTTCTTTAGAAGAAGATGCCTTATTTCAGTTAGAAGAAATATCAAAACAAGAAGGAGGATACATTAGTGAGGATGAAATTCAAAATCTTAAAGGTACAAGCTTAGCTAAAAATTTAGTATTATTCAATACAATCCAATCCTTTGATGCCCAGGGTAAAAAGGAATATACCCCAAGAAGTGGAGTTAGAAATGATAATTTACTTCAAAATAACCTTGGTAAAATGTATGGTGGTTTGGGTGGTAATTCCCAAGGATTACAACCTATAGGAGGTATTACTGATATTAGTGTAGAGAATATTAATAGGGGATCGATTGCAAAAGCAACAGTAAATATTAAAGTATATAATCGTTTCCAATTTAATTTAATAGACTTAGCTTATTTAAAACTAGGTTATATAATGATGTTAGAATGGGGTTGGGATAAATATATTGATAATGTTGATAAAGAAAATAATAGTGTTACTATTAAGGATATGCCTTATACCATAATTGAAAAAGAATGGTTTGATGGAAAAAGTTATACCCAAAAAAATATCTTAAATTTAATTAATCAAAAAAGATTTCAACATAAAGGAAATTATGATGGGTTTTTTGGTAAAGTATCTAATTATACTTGGAAAGCAAACCCTGATGGTAGTTTTAATATAACTATAGATTTAATTACCTTAGGTAGTGTAATAGAATCCCTAAAAGTTAATCTATCTCCAGAAGTACCTATTGATGAAGCAACACTTAAAAATAATCAAAAAAAGTTAGCTGAATTATTAGATGTAGACGAAGGAGAAGAAGGAGAATATGATAGCCCCTTAATTAATAATATGGGAGGAGATAAATTATCTATATTTTTATCTTCAACTGTAGTTAATTTCCCTGAAAAAAACTTAGATCATGTTTTTTTACCTGCTTTAACAACAGAACTTATTCCTTTATCATACGGTAATATAGCAACAATAGGTGCCATCCCAGTAGTGGGAACGTTGGCTGCTCCCGCCTTAGCACTTGCCAAATATTTAACTTCTTACACAGGTAATATTCCTGAAGAAGATCGTTATTTTGTAAGATTAGGTTTATTTTTAGATAAATTAAAAGGATTAACTATCCCTTATGTAAAAAATGGGGATTCATTAAAACAACCTTCTTTAGATGTAGATACTGGTGTAACTAATAATATTTGTAATTATGTTACTAATTTAATACCCTTAGATCCTTCTATATGTGTTTTTTCAATTCAATTATCTGAGGAATATGATAGAATAACTTATTTAGATGTCCCTAAATATAATTCTAATATGCGAACCTTTGCAATTAACAATGATGGGGTAGTATATGGACAAATAATGAATATTAACATGAATATTAATTTTCTTCAAAAAGCTATTGTGGATAATGTTGATAAAGATGGTAATTTAACTTTATTTAGTTTATTAGAAACTATATGTGATGGGATAAACCAATGTACCGGAGGAGCTACTATGTTAGAACCTGCTATTAAAAATGATAATATCATATATATATTAGAACAAAACTCAATTAAGGGTTTCGGATTTGACAAAACAGATACAGCCCCAATAGATATCCAAGGATACTCAGAAAATGGTCAATCAAATTTTGTACAAGATTTTTCATTTAATACCAAAATAACCCCTGATATGATGTCAATGATATCAATTGGAGCGACAGCTGAGGGAATTGATAGCAGACAAATAAATGCTTCTCCTTGGAAAAAATGGTATAAAGGAGTAAAAAATAGATTTGAGGAATCTTATGTAACTAAAGATAAGACAGTTGCAGAACCTTCTTTAGCTGAAAGGTGGCAAACACCTGAAAAAACAATTATAGCTAGGTTTAAAAGTGATCTTTTAGCTGGAAATATAGATTATGACCATATTGCTCTTGCAGGATATGATTGGGAATGGAATAATCACGATTTAGCAGATATAGACCCTCCTGGTGCTTTTAATAGTGGGTTTTTTACTAGTAATAAAACAGCAGCAGATGAGTTAATTGGTAAGGATGGTATATTATCCCCACTAGCACAGGAAGTTGTAAGAAGAGTATGGGAAGTTGAAGATGAAGATTATGAATTCCAAGTAGCAAATAATCTTACTGTAGTAGCAGATGAAACTGATGTACCTGAAGGTGAAGAATATAAACAATATTTTGTAAATGCCTTTGGTGGTAAAACGGGAACAGCGGATAAAAGAACTTTTTGGCCTGGTTATAGAGAGCTAGATGTAGATAGGGACGATAGTTTATGGTGGTATGGTAAGGATAATAGTGATTTTATTAATAGAGGTAAAACTGCATTTAATACCTATATTGCCGACATAAACAATGCAGAATCTAAAGCAAACCCAGATAATGCCGCTAGTACTAATGGTTTTATTCCTGTTGAGTTAGGTTTAACAGTAGATGGTATAAGTGGAGTAAAAGTATACCAAAAATTAGAAGTAACTCAAAGATTTTTACCTGTATCTTATAGTAAAGCATTAAGATTTGTTATACGTGGGGTTAACCATAAAATAACAGGTAATCAATGGATAACAGATTTAAAGACCATCTCTACATCTATAAGTGATATGAAATCTAATGTTGAAGCTAAAACTACTTATAAGAAGAAAAAGACTAATTCTACGGCTCCTAAAACACCCGTTAAGATAATAGGTCCTTTACCTCCAAAAAATCCAAACGACAAATTAAAAATTTATGATAATAGGACAGTAGCAGGAATACCTTATGACCCAAATACATACGGATCATACCAGAGTATAGATTGGTTAGTTGGTGAGATGAATAAAAATACTCAAGATCAATGGAGAGGATTTTTAAATGCTTTAAACGAAAGATATCCTGGATATGAATTAAAAATTAATGCTACTTATCGTACATATCAAAGATCAATAGAATTAAAGGCTATCAACTCAAGCAATGCTACTCCTGGGAAATCACCTCATAATTATGCCTTAGGTGTAGATATGAATGTTAAGGATCCAAACGGTAAAGTTTATCTTAAAAAGGACTATAGCTCTTGGAAGGCATCAGGAATCCCAGAAATTGCAGTTAAAGAATTTAAAATGAGATGGGGAGGTGATTTTAGTGGATACTTAGATTGTGTTCATTTTGATGTTTCAAGAGCAACTCCTACTATACTAGCAAACGCTAAAAAAGAAAACCCAGGTCTCCCTCAAAAACAATGGGATACTCAAAATACTAGCTTAACATAATGTATTATCCAAAATCTCAAATATTACCTAATTTATACACTAATGGTGAAGAATATATTTATTCATCAAATAGTAAAGAATATATAGGTTCTTATTTTGCAACTGCTGATGGTAAATTTTTTACAGGAGTTAACCCAAATGATAAACCTAACCATAGATTAACCCCATTATCAAATACCCCTGAAAGTAAAGACCCAACATATCAATCAGAAGATATCCCAGAAGATTACTATGTAATAGATGATTATTATTATTATGCTAAAGGGGTAAATATATTTAATATGGGAACTCCACCACCTCTCCCTAAAAGCGCATTCCCAACTCCATCTCAAAAAGATTATGAAATAGGTGAAATTCAAAGGTATTTTATTAAAAAATATAATGAAGTATTATATATAGAAATTGATAAAGAAGATTACCCTAAATATGTTAAAAGAACACAACAAGTAAATTCTAGCTTATATTTACCCTTTACACTTCCTTGGATTATAACAGGTAATAGAAAAGAGGCATTTAAAATAAATAAAGCATCGGTTAATAGAATAGAAAGAAATAATTCAATACAAGGTTTTAAATCCTACTTTAAAGGAAGATTTGACCAATTATTTAAATATTCTAAAAATGAAAACTTGTACACTGAAGGGAAAGAATATAGATTATCTTCAAATGGTAAATTTTATAAAGGTTATTATCATATCCACCCACAAAAGGGAGCAATGGAAGGAAGACAACATACAAATACCCCACATAATATATTAATACCTGTTAGTGGTTCAAATACTCAATTTATAGTTAATAAAACAGAAACACAAGTAATTAATAAATCTAGTGGTTATTAGATAAAGGTTTCGTATATTCAAGTAAAATAAGGTTATATGTACTGGCTTGTAGAAAACAGGGAACAGTTAAATGTTTTAATAAATAGTAGTTATAAAAAAGCGTTCATTGAGGTAATACCCTTTAATGACACAATACACCCCGTACTAAATCGTGTAAGTTTAGTGTATATTAGACCACTTGAAGCAACAAAAGGCTTTATGGTATGTATTGCACATAGTGAATCTTTAAATGTATTAAACACGGGTATAGACAAATTAATAGAAAAATTTGAAGTGTTGTATTGTCGTGATAAAAAGGAAATGTTACATTATTTTCCAAACAAAACTCTTTATGACATAACACCACCTCCTCATACGTATATACGTCCTACAACACAAACCCACGATTTATACTACCGTAAACATCAAGATAACCGCGAGTTAAACTTAATTATACCGATTGTTAAACACTATGAATTGTGTGAGACGATTTTTAGAGATCTAAAAGCGAATATTAACATAGAAAAAACAAAATATGATGAATTCTTTAACAATAAAGTATCCTTGGTATTCAACGCTATCGAGAGAAATGGAGTACGAATACACAATAAAACCTTCGAAGAATATTTCCATCCCGTTGATGGTGAATACGTCTACACTCAGTTCAACTTAAAAACAACAACAACAAGACCATCAAATAAATTTAAAAATGTAAATTATGCCGCACTTAATAAAGAAAACGGATGTAGAAAAAGTTTTATACCACGTAATAATAGGCTTGTGGAAATTGACATCAGCGCTTACCATCCTAGCTTGTCTGCTCGCCTTATTGGTTATGATTTTGCCAATGTTGATATTCACGCTCATTTTGCAACCCTATATGGAGTGGATTATAAAAAATCGAAAGAACTTACCTTCAAACAGCTCTATGGAGGCGTTTTTGATAATTACAAAGGCTTGGAATTCTTTCAAAAAATCGAAAAATACGTATTAAGTCTCTGGAGTAAGTTTGAAAGCGACGGGTTTGTAGAATGTGAGGTTTCTGGATATAGATATGAAAAGGAAAAATTGCAAAATATGAATCCGCAAAAACTCTTTAATTATATATTACAAAATTTGGAGACGTCAATGAATGTTCGTATATTATGGGATATGTTTTGTATACTAAGAAATTGCAAAACAAAATTGGTATTATATACTTATGATTCGTTTTTATTTGATTTAGACGATAGTGAGGAAAATATACTAGAAGAAATTAAAAATGTATTTAAAAAATACAAATTAAATATTAAAGAAATAGAAGGTTATGATTACAATTTTACAGAATAGAACCAATACGTATAATGCGAATTATGATGTTATAAAAGACATCCAAAACGCAGGAGATTTGAATAATAAATTATTTTGTACGTTTACAGACCTAGATGGTTTAGACGCACTTATTGAAGATATACAGTCAAAATATACAATTATATACAACAAAATGTTTGTCCTCGAGATCGTGGGTAAAGATGAATATGTTGTAACTTATAATGTAGACCAAGGAAATGTACATACAATACCAGATAATACTATTTTAGTACATAGAAAAAAGGAATCTAATACCTTATACACAATTAATGCCCTTAACGAACTTATTAAAAAGTTAAATGGTGGTGTAGTAGACACTAAATATAAAGTAGATTGGCAACATTATAGAAATTGTGTTTTACTTACACAGCACAATGATTTAAATCAATTAAATACAAAAATACATAAAATAATCGAAGTATAATTTGGTTCCCCAAATTCCATTTCGTATATTAGGTTACATATAAACAGTTATAATTAAAAATAAGTTACAATTATGGATTTAAATGCACTAAAGCAGAAATTGGATACCCTCCAATCCAAACCACAGGGTCAAAAAACAGATTACTCAACCATTTTTTGGAGACCTACAGTAGGTAAACAGCAAATTAGAATCGTACCATCAGCGTATGATGCTTCAAACCCATTTACTGAGTTGAAGTTTTATTATGGTATTACTAATAAGGTAATGATTTCACCTACTAATTTTGGTGAAAAAGACCCAATTGCTCTATTTGCTGGAAAACTACGTGAAGGTGAGTATAATAAAGAGAACTATGTGTTAGCTAAAAAGTTAGATGCTAAAAACCGTATTTTCGTTCCTGTAGTAGTACGTGGAGAAGAAGATAAAGGTACTAGATTATGGCAATTTGGAAAGCAAGTATATGAAGAATTATTAGCACTTGCTGTCGATGATGAAATTGGAGATTACACTGATATTGTAAATGGTAGAGACCTTACAGTTGAAACAGTAGGACCAGAATCAACTGGTACTCCTTATAATAAATCATCAGTACGTGTTCGTTTAAAAACTTCTCCACTTAGTGAAGATGCTTCTCAAGTAGAAGAATGGACAAATAAACAACCAAACCCAAAAGATGGTTTATTTAAACGTTTCAGTTTTGATGAAATGAAATCAGCGTTAGAAAAATGGTTATCACCAGAAGAAGATTCTGAAGAAATCGTAGCAACACCCGTTACATCAACACCAAAACCACCTTCAAATTTTAGTTTAGATACTAATCAAGCTAAACAAAGCAAGGTAGATAAATTTGATTCTTTATTTGACAGTAAAGATAGTACTAACGAAGTTGATGATCTACCTTTCTAAATATGGCAAGAAAACCATCGAAGTCTCTCTCGGCGGCAGTGTCCGCCGAGATTAAGAGCAAATTTGATTTAAATAAGTTTAAATCGTCTAAAGGTTTAGATAAAAACGTTAAATTTAAGGAACAAAAATGGATACCATTATCTCCTGCTTTTCAAGAAATTGCTGGAGTACCTGGAGTACCAATGGGACATATTTCATTACTTAGGGGACACTCTGATACAGGAAAAACAACTGCTCTACTTGAAGCAGCAGTATCAGCACAAAAAATGGGGATATTACCTGTTTTTATTATTACTGAGATGAAATGGAATTGGGAACATGCCGCTCAAATGGGATTAGAAGTTAAACTAATCAAAGATGATGAAGGTAATGTTATTGATTATGAAGGAAACTTTATTTATGTTGATAGAGAAACTTTACATACTATTGAAGACGTAGCAGCATTTATAATGGATCTACAGAATGAACAGAAAAAAGGTAATTTACCGTATGATTTAGCATTTTTCTGGGATAGTATTGGATCAATTCCTTGTGCAATGTCAGTTGAAAAATTGAAAAATAACAATGAATGGAATGCGGGAGCAATGTCAACACAATTTGGTAACACGGTTAACCAAAGTATTGTAATGTCTCGTAAAGAATCATCACCATATACTAATACTTTAATTTGTATTAATAAAGTATGGACTGCCAAAGCAGAATCACCTATGGGACAACCAAAAATGATGAACAAAGGTGGAATGGCAATGTGGTATGATGCAACATTTGTAGTTACATTTGGAAATGTCTCTAATGCTGGAACATCTAAAATTAAAGCAATTAAAGGTGGTAAACAAGTTGAATGGGGTAAAAGAACAAACTTACAAATTGATAAAAACCATGTTAATGGTATGCAGTCAAGAGGTAAAATTGTTATGACAAACCATGGATTTATCCAAGATACAGATAAGGATAAAAACAACTATAAGAAAGAACACTCAGATGAATGGACTAAAATCTTAGGTGGTGGAACATTCAAAATTGTAGAAGACCAAGAAGATGTAACCCCTGTACTTTACGACGTACAAGACTTATAAACAAAAACATGAAACACAAAGAGTTATTTAATCTTCTGGATGATATCCAGGAAGATCAGGAGATCCCTACCCAAAATAGACACGACAGAGTATTAATCTTAGATGGTTTAAATTTATTTTTTAGAAATTTTGCTATGATGAATATGGTTAATCCTGATGGAGTTCATATTGGTGGGTTAGGAGGATTCTTTCGCTCTTTGGGTGCTATGATTAGACAAACAAATCCAACTTCTGTTTATGTAGTATTCGACGGAGCAGGTTCAACAGTAAATCGTAAGAACCTGCTCTCCGAGTACAAGGGAACAAGAAATTTATCTAGGATTACTAATTGGGAAGCATTTGATAACATTGAGGAAGAACATGACTCAAAAATCGACCAAATTGTACGTATAATACAATATCTAAAGCTATTACCTGTTAAAACCACCATACTCGATAAAGTAGAAGCGGATGACATTATAGCCGTGTTAGCTGAAAAATTAGTAGAAAAACACGATTCAACTTGTTTTATAGTATCTAGTGATAAAGATTTCCTACAGTTAGTAACAGATAAGATTATTGTTTATAGGCCAATGGAAAAAGAATATTATACTCCTAAAACTGTAGAAGAAAAATTTGGTTTAAAACCCTCTAACTTTATTTTACACAAAACACTATTAGGAGATAGTTCAGATAATATCCAAGGTATTAAAGGATTAGGTGCAAAAGGTATATTTAAAAAATTTCCTGAATTAAAAACCCATGATTTAACTTTAGATGATATTTTCGACATATCTGCTAGGAAGTTCAAGGACCATGTTGTATATTCCCGCATTGTTCAAGAACAATCTAGGATTGAAACTAATTACAAAGTTATGGATTTAAGCACTCCAATGATTGATGATAAAGGAAAAGAACATATAGACAATTTAATAGATGAAGATTTACCTGAATTTAATTCTGAAATGTTTATCTCATTTTACAATGAAGACAAACTAGGAGGAATGATCAGAAATTTAGATTCATGGTTAAAAGATATATTTGCTCTATTTCCAACTTATGAAAAATAAAAAGGTTATAAATGACATTAAATAGTATAAATCAGTACGGACATGATTTTCAAATTAAAGTATTATCGTCTCTGTTAACTCATAAAGAATTCCTTACGAATATTCATGATATTATATCAGAAGAATATTTCGAAAACCAGGCACAAAAATGGGCGATTAAAGAGGTACTTAACTATTATGATAAGTACCATACTACTCCCTCATTAGATATATTAAAAGTAGAATTACAAAAGGTAGATAATGAAGTACTACAGATATCTATTAAAGAACAATTAAAACAAGCATTTGTTAGCTCGGATGATGATTTAGAATACGTACAAGAAGAATTTACTAATTTTTGTAAAAACCAACAATTGAAGAAGGCCTTAATGTCGTCTGTGGACTTATTGAAAGCAGGCGATTTTGATGGTATTCGTTTTATTGTAGATAATGCTTTAAAAGCAGGACAGGATAAAAATATAGGACATGAATATGTTAAAGATATTGAAGAACGTTATAGAGAAAATTCAAGAGAAACTGTACCTACCCCTTGGGACAAAATTAATAACTTATTACAAGGTGGATTGGGAAATGGAGATTTTGGTCTCATATTTGGTAATCCAGGAGGTGGTAAATCTTGGTCATTAGTAGCATTAGGAGGACATGCTGTAAGATTAGGATATAATGTCTTGCATTATACACTTGAATTAGGGGAAGAATATGTTGGTAAAAGATATGATGCTTTTTTCACTAAAATCCCAGTTAATAAAATAGATTCTCAAAGAGAAAAAGTGGAAGAAATCATACCTCAATTGCCAGGTAAATTAATAATTAAAGAATACCCAACAGGTAGAGCATCAGTCTCAACTATTGAGTCACATATTGCGAAAAGCACAAGTATGGGAGTTAAACCAGATTTGGTAATTATTGATTATGTAGACTTACTTTCATCAAGAAAAACAAATCGTGAACGTAAAGATGAAATTGATGATATTTATACAAGTACTAAGGGATTAGCTAGACAGTTAGATATACCAATTTGGTCTGTTTCACAAGTTAATCGTGCAGGTGCAAACGATAACGTGATACAAGGAGATAAAGCAGCAGGATCGTATGATAAAATAATGATAACTGATTTTTGTATGTCTCTCTCACGTAAAAAAGAAGATAAAGTTAACAACACTGGTAGATTCCATTTAATGAAAAATAGATATGGAATGGATGGAATTACCTTTGGTATTGAAGCTGATACTTCTACTGGACATTTTATAGTAAAAAATGAATATGTTGAAGGGGATGAACCTGAAGCAGCAGCATTACAACCACGTTCTAATAAATTTGATACTGATGTAGATAATTTCGATAAACAATTGTTACGTAAGAAATTTTTTGAATTAAATCCTTAAATAAAAAAACTAAATGGCAAAAAAAGACATCACACAAGAAAGAATTGTTTACAAACCTTTCGAATACCAACAAGCCTCAGATTATTGGCTTAAACAACAACAAGCACACTGGTTACATACCGAAGTCCCAATGATGAGTGATGTTAATGATTGGAAACAGAATTTAGAACCCCATGAAAAAAACATTATTGGTACAATTTTAAAAGGTTTTGCTCAAACTGAAACTGTAGTAAATGATTATTGGACTACCTTAGTAACTAGTTGGTTTAGAAAACCTGAAATAATTAAAATGGCTGTTACATTTGGAGCATTTGAAACTATCCATGCTGAAGCATATTCATTATTAAATGAAGAATTAGGATTAGATAATTTTGCAGAGTTTTTAGAAGATGAAGCCACTATGGCAAAAATTGAGGCATTAACTGAAGTTAGAGATTCACATGATGGTACTCCTAATTGGCATGAAAGAGCAAAATCATTAGCAGTCTTTTCTGCGTTTACGGAAGGAGTTAATTTATTTTCTTCATTTGCAGTATTATTATCTTTTAAATTAGACAATAAACTTAAAGGAGTAGGTCAAATTGTAGAGTGGAGCATCAGAGATGAATCATTACATTCAGAAGCAGGTTGTTGGTTATTCAGAACGCTAATGCAAGAACATCCAGAATACAACACACCAGAATTACAAGCTGATATAGAAGAAGCAGCTAAATTATCTTTAAAATTAGAATTAGATTTTATTGATAAAGTGTATGAAATGGGAGATTTAAAAGGTTGTCCCAAATATGATTTAATTTCATTTATTAAACATAGAGTAAACACTAAAATGAGTGATTTAGGATATGGACCTATAGTTAATGGGATAGATAAAGATGCAGTAAAAAGAATGAAATGGTTTGATAGCTTATCAGCAGGAAAACAACATACAGATTTTTTTGCAAACAGAGTAACAAATTATAGTAAAGGTGTTCAAAATTGGGACGCAAACAGTTTATTTTAAAATATGGAAAACAACGCATTACAAGTAGATTATACAAATTGGGAAAAAGGAAAAAACTACCCAGAATGGATGGATGAAATTTCTTTAGCAACTATATCTAAAGGTTATTTACTCCCAGGAGAAGATGTAAAAAAAGCATATAGAAGAGTTTCTAATGCCTCTGCTAATAGACTTAAAAAACCAGAATTAGCTAATAAATTCTTTAAAATTATGTGGAATGGTTGGTTAGGATTAGCATCACCTGTATTATCAAATATGGGAACTGATCGTGGTTTACCAATTTCGTGTTTTGGTGTTGATACACCCGATTCAATACGTGGAATCGGTTTAACTAACGCGGAACTAATGAAATTAACAGCATCCGGTGGGGGTGTAGGTATTTCGTTAAATCGCATTAGAGAACGTGGAACTGAAATCTCAGGAAATGGTAAAAGTGAAGGTGTAGTACCCTGGGCTAAAATATTTGATTCATCAATTATTGCTACTAACCAAGGTAATGTTCGAAGAGGAGCAGCATCTGTTAATTTAGATATAGAACATGGAGATATAGAAGAATTCTTACAAATTCGTAGACCAAAAGGTGATCCAAACAGACAATGTCTAAATTTACATCAATGTGTTGTTGTAGGAGATTCATTTATGAGAAAGCTAGAAGCAAGAGACCCAGAAGCAATGAATAGATGGGCTACTGTTTTAAAGTCAAGAATGGAAACAGGTGAACCCTATATAATGTATAAGGATAATGTTAATAAAGATAACCCAATAGCTTATAGACTAAATAATTTAGATGTAAGTATGACAAATATTTGTTCTGAAATTACATTATTTACAGATGAAGAACATAGTTTTATTTGTTGTCTATCTTCTATGAATTTATCTAAATATGATGAATGGAAAGATACAGATGCCGTTGAATTAGCTACTTGGTTCCTAGATGGAGTAATGCAAGAATTTATTGATAAATCAGCAGGTAAAACTTCATTAGAAAGAACATATAACCATGCTCGTAAAGGTAGAGCTTTAGGTTTAGGTGTAATGGGTTGGCATTCTTTCTTACAACAAAAAGAATTACCCTTTAATTCAATAGCATCTACAGCACATACTCATAATATATTTTCAGACATTAGGAGTAAAGCAGAAAAAGCATCTATGGCCTTAGCTCAAGAATATGGAGAACCATTATGGTGTAGAGGTACAGGTATGAGAAATACACATTTATTAGCAATTGCTCCAACAGTATCTAATTCAGTTATTTGTGGGGGTATTAGTGCTGGTATTGAACCTCTACCTGCTAATATTTACACTTTTAATGGTGCTAAAGGTACTTTTATTAGAAAAAATAAAGTATTACAATCCATTTTAATTGAAAAGGGTGAAGATAAAGATAAATGGTGGGATCAAATGTTAGCTGAGGATGGTTCAGCACAAGGTTTACCAGATAATATTCTAAACCCAGAAGAAAAAGAATTGTTTTTAACATTCCCTGAAATTAATCAATTAGAATTAGTGCGCCAAGCGGCAATTAGACAACGTTATATTGATCAAACACAATCGTTAAATCTATCTTTTGATGTGAATGATTCACCAAAATGGATTAATCAAGTACATTTAGAAGGTTGGAAATTAGGAATTAAAACATTTTATTATCTAAGAACTGATAGTGTTATTAAAGGAGATTTAGGTTCTCGTATGGCCGATTGCGTTTCATGCGATGGTTAAAAATATTATGAAAGAGAGATTAAGGAGAGTGCATTAGCACTCTCTTTTTTTATATTTATGAGCAAATAAAGTTGTTAAATAATATAGTTATCTACGTAAATAAATAAATCAAACTATATGAAAAAAATATTATTAATATTTGTATTTTTAATAACTTTACCTTCTTACGGTCAAGAACCAGCGACACCAGGTAAAAACAAATTTTTTAAATCACTTTATAAAGATTTTCTTAAATATGGAACAGTCTACGGAGCTGGAGATATAAATAACTCTGTAGAAGCAGCAGAACCTACTTATTTTTTAAGAACTAACCCAGATGGAAGTTTATATTCCATCCCAGACGTAGTAGATAATACAGAAACATTTCCATTTGATTATAGATATGGATTTGGTATTAGAAAATTAGCAAGGTTTGATTATGAAAGAAAACCTAAAAACTATTATGATGGTACAGAAGAACAATTAGTATTTGGTGCACCAACATCTGCGGTACAAGGTTTAGAATATCAATTCCATTATGAAAAAGAAAGATGGAGAGGTGAAGATTTTACTAATTTTAATTATTTTTTAAAACATACAGGTAAATACCATATTGTAAAAGTACAATCAAGAGAAGTAGGTAAAATTAACTTAAATTATAAATCAGCAGAAGTAAGAGCTAGATTACCTATTGGAAAAAAATTCTCATTTTCAGCTGGGGCAATAGCTAGAGGACATGAAAGAGCTTATGGGTATAATCCTATCGAAATATGGTTAAATGAAACTGATGAATTCGGAAACGCAATTAACCAATGGTATACATTAGGATATGAAAATGGATACACTGATGTTTTCTATACATCAACAGATGCTAATGGTAATGTAACTAACGATTGGTGTTGGATAGATGAGAATGGAGTACAGGTAGCACACTCTGACTTAAGCTTTAGAGAAAATATAATGCCTATGTTAATGAATGAGTTTAATGGAAGAGCTTGGGATTTATTAGATCCTTGGATTGAAGTTGCTCCTATAGTAGGGTTTGATTTTTACCACTACAAAAGAAATTTTTGGTTACATGCTTACGGAAATTTAATTTTACCATACCACAAATATGTTGCTGGAGAAGAAGAATTCAGTTATCTTAATAGAAACAATTGGGGTAGGGGTGGATTAAGACAAAATGCAGAATTAGAACAATGGACTGATTACTCATTTGGGGCATCATTAGGAACTAAAATAGGAAAAAATTTAGGAATTTTCATAGAAGGTGAATATTCTAAAATGTGGGATAGCAAGTTGTATCAAACAACATTCGGATTAAATTATACGTTTAAATAATTATGAAAAAATTAATATTACTTTTAGCACTTGCTATTTTCTTTGGTTGTACTAAGGATGAGATAGTAGTTAATGATGGACAACTAGTATTTGAAATTGCATTAGATGGTGATTCATTTGACCCATACGAAAGATACTCAGTTATAACCTCTTATGGTGGAGAAACATTAGGAATTGATGGTAAATTAAAAAAAATATTTATACTGTATCTTCAAATAGATGATGGAGAACCGAGATTAGATAGACAACATTTTGCAATGTATTTACTAGATTCAGATGCAGAAGATAATGGTTTATTATTGGATACAGGTACATATACTTGGGAAAATCCTAATAACAAATATGCTGGAGTAGAAATACCTGGTAACGATGAGTATATAGTTTGGAACGAAGTTATAGTAGGAGAGATTATCGAACCAGATGCTTTTTATGACCCTTCGTTAATTTGTTTAACTGCTGAGGGAGAATTTTATAACCCCTACATTCAACGAACTATGACATTATCAATGAGATTAGAAAACTTCCCAATAGGGCAAGATATAACATCAACACCTTACGGGTATTTATTAGATTAAATAAAATGGCAAAACAAATAGGTGAGGATACTAAAGTAATCCTCGATTTAAAAACAATAGCAATGATAGTAGGATTTGTAGTCTCATTATCTACAGTATGGTTTACATTAAAAGCAGATATTGCTAGAGCAATGGTTCTACCAGAGCCCGTTATTGAAAGAGTTGAATACGACTTAAAAGATGAGTTGGTTCGTCAAACTATAATGGATACTCAAGAAGATGTAGAAATGCTTTTAGAAAAATTTGATAAACTAGAAGAACGTCTATATGAGTTATCTAAAAAACCATAAAATGAAAAACATTATTCTTCTATTATTAATAACCCTTCCTATATTTTCTATTGCACAATCTCAATATGAAGTAACCCCTAAAAAATACTGGATTAATGATGTTAATTTTGAAGATAAAATTCATCCTAAAGATGCATTTGGAGATGATGATTCTTCTTTAGTTATAGTAGAATTTTGGGCTAAATTTAATGAAGATAACTGTTTTAAAGATTGGAATAAATTAAAAAATGTTACTTACTATAGAATAGATATAGCAACAGCCCCAATAGCTAGAAAAAAATATAGAGTTAGAATGGCCCCTACATTAATTTTATTTGTAGATGGGGTTAAAACTAATGTATTTAAAGCAGGTTTAGATTTAGTACTTAAAGAAGATCTACTAGAAATACAATCCTCAATTGACGAAGCAAAACTTTCTAGTCAATTTTAATATTTATAACAAAATAAAGTTTCACCAAATAGTTATCTTATGTTAAACAAATTAAAAGAAAAATGGATGGCATTTAGAGATATTTTTAAAGATAGTAATGATATAAATGAAAAAACTGTAGTAGGTTTTGCTTCATTTGCCATTATGACTATATTTGCAATAGTAGACTTAGTAACAGGATACTTTGGAAAAGATTTAGTTATTAATGAATTTATATATGACTCATTTTTATTTATTACTTTAGGTAGTTTTGGTATTGCTGAGTTAGGTACTATTTTTAAGAAAAGAAAATAAAACACTATGAACTGTTATACAAGAGAACAAATAGAAGCTACTATGGCTAGTAAAGGTTATAAATACTTTACAGGAGGGGATTATGATGTAAACATTATTGGAGTTAGAAACTCAGAGACTAAAAATAGAGTTACTAATGCCTTTGATGACTGTATAACTTTATCATATAAAATAGAAGGTGAATGGCAATTTCATTGTTTTAAATGTACTACAGACCCGGGAACACATTGGGTAGAAAATGTAATAAATGAAAATGGGGTTGCAATACTTAAACCAGGTCAATATAGGGGTTCACATAAACTGAGATTACACCAAGGAAAATACTTAGCTTTGGGGCAACAAAAACCAGTCAAAGTATATCGAGACAATGACAGAGATAGTAAATATGATCTATTTGAAGAAAGAGTAGAAGAAGGTATATTTGGAATTAATATCCATAGAGCAACTAGTAGATCTGGTGGTACTTCTACCAGAGTAGACAAATGGTCAGCGGGTTGTCAAGTTATAGCTGATAACGATGATTGGCATGAATTTTTAGATATATGTCAAACCGCAAGAGAAATTTGGGGTAATTCCTTTACTTATACTTTACTTGAATCAAAAGATATAGTATAATTCCTTGGCTTGTAGCCACCCCCTTATTATATTTATAACCATGCTGAAAAAAATAAAACAAGGAATGTTTCCATTCCTAATCGGACTTTCTGCTTTGTCAGTTTCTGCTTCTGCTGCTTTCTATTCTGTTAGTGGTCTAAGTAAACTATTTGCAGGTGCTTCTTTAGAAGTTATTATAATGGCGGGTTCATTAGAATTTGCTAAATTAGTAACTGCTTCACTTTTATATCAATATTGGGATACTATTAATAAAACTTTAAGAACTTATTTAGCAATCTCTACAGTAGTATTAGTATTAATTACTAGTATGGGTATTTATGGGTTTTTAAGTGCTGCTTATCAAGAAACATATTCTAAACTATCCTTAGTTGAAAATCAAAAAGGTTTTATCCAACAAAAAATTGACTTTTACCAAAATGATGTAACAAGATATAATGAAGAAATTAAAAGAATATCTAGTAATATTAGTACTTTATCTAATGCAAAAGCTTCGACCATCCAAGTACGAGACACCTCGGTATCTGGGGGATTTAGACAAACAATCTCTACAACTGAGCTTAGAATGGCGCAGAATCGTATTAATATTGAGGAGGAGAATCGTAAGTTGGCGCAATCAAAACGAACAGTAGCATCAGATAGTTTACAAAAATTCCAATTACAAGTACTGAAACTTGATAATAATACCGAGGTAGCTGGAGAGTTAGGACCACTGCAATATTTATCGAGTTTAACGGGTTATCCTATGGATAAAATTATAAATGTACTACTACTTATTATAATATTTGTATTTGATCCCCTAGCTATATCTTTAGTAGTTGCTGCAAACTTTGCTTTTGATAAAGCATATCCAAAAAAGAAATACAAAGAAAATTTGTATGGGGAAGAAGTAGAATTAGATTTTGAAGTTAAAGATGCTGAAGAAATGAAAACTCAAGAGGAATTTATAAAAAATTTAGATAAACTTGAAAAGATAAGAGATTGGGAGGCAGCAGAACGAAGAATGGAAATCATAGGCCAAAATGGCAATGATGGAGAACACTACTCAGAATTAGATTTAAATAAGGATGGGAAAATAGACCAAAAGGAAATTAAATTTGCTTTAAAAAGAATAAAACAAATAAAAAATACAAAAGGTGGGGATTTAAAACCTAATAGTGAAATAGAAAGAGAATTAAAGTCTTTAAAAAAATTAATAGATGATTCTAATGATTTAACTAAAACTTATTAAAAGTAATATATGGAGATTTGGTTACCCGGAATAGGGTTCGTATATTCACCATGTTGAGCGATTAAGCACAACACAAAAATAAAGGTCATGAAAGAATTTATCAAGTCAATTAAAGAAAATCCAAGAGAATTTGTAGAAACTATAGTGCTAATGAGTACACTATCAGTATTGTTTTATGTTTCAATGTGGATATTTTATTAATGTATAGTCCTTATAGTCCTGTAACGTCGAGAAAGGAGTTAGATAAGAAGTTTTCTAAACTACGTAAACTAACCTATAATGCCTTTAGATGGTGGAGAATGTATGATAATCCAAATAAACCTTTGTGCAATAGATCACCCTTCCGTGATCGTATATTAAATGGTGATTTTGATTATTCACACTACAAATATCAAGCAGATTGGTGCGAACATGAAATGAATGATATTGCACAAGAATGTGGTGATGATATAGGTAAATTTGTTGAAAAAACATCTTTATTACGTTCTCGAAGAAAACGTTTGCTTGAAGATTTTGAAAAAGATGAAAATAGTAAATTAGAAATGTTAATAAAGGCATTTACTGTTCATTTTAGATGTAATAAAGAACAAGTTTATGAAGAAATTGAAAAATGTAGTGGTTCCCTGATAGATCTTTATTATATTATAGAAGAGAAATATAAAATAGTCCATATGCCTTATCCATTAAAGCGTAGAGGACGACCAAAAAAAGTTATATAAATGAAAGTATCACACGAAGTACCTAGATGTTTACTAAACGCATCACAAGTTTTTAATGATTATGATTATTGTTTACCTCATCTATTAGATCAAGATGAAGAATATAAACAATATTTTGAAAAGGCTAGGGATGAAGGACGTTATGTTATTATGGATAACTCACTTCATGAATTAGGAGAAGCATATGATTATGATAGATTAAGATATTGGGTTAATGAATTAAAACCTAATGAGTTTATAGTACCAGATGTTTGGATGGATTGTTCTCAAACAGCAGCACAAGCTAAGTACTGGAAACAATTCAAATATCCTAAAAAAACAAAATTAATTGCTGTAATTCAAGGTGAAAATAAAAACCAAGCATATCTATGTGCTAACCTATTAGCTGAATTAGGATATGACAAATTATGTGTATCTTATGGTGCTACTTGGTATAATGATTTCTTCCCACATACTAACGCAGATATGGGAAAGGCATTAGGTAGAGTAAGATTTGTACAGGGTCTATTTAAATTAAAACAATTAAAAGATATTAAATTTCATTTACTAGGGTGTTCAATACCACAAGAATTTGGATGGTATGATGATGGATTTCCATCAAGAATTGAATCAATTGATACTTCAAACCCTATAATGGCAGCTTTGGATGGAACTAGATATAATAGTAATGGTATGAATTACAAACCAAATGCTAATATGAATGATTTTTTTGATATTGAATATGAAGATATAAATTATATCGATATACTTTATAATACAACTAAATTTAGAGAAATTAATAATTTAAAAACCAAATAGTTATGATGTCACTTTATGATTACCGAGGTCACGCAGATAAAGACGGGACAGGATTAAAAGTTAATGCTTATGCAATATTAACAAACCAACCTTATAAAAAAAGGTTATTAGAATTTAATAATATGGAAGTATTTTTATATAGGAAAGAATTCTTAGATGAATATTTTAAAGTTCAAGAAATTTTCAATAAATAAATTATGGCTAAATTAACAAGAACAGTAAATTATGCTAACTTCAGATGGGAAGAATACGTGCTAACAGAAGAAGAACTAACAAAGTGGAAAACAGGTGATGAAGATCTTCAACAAGAAATTATAGATGATGCGGATTGGGATCTAGTAAGAGATAAACCAATTGATGATTACAGTGACGTAGAATTTAAAGAAGACGAATAATATGGCAGAATTTATAAAACACGCATTAGGTCTTTGTGGAGAGCACTTTCATCCAAATTTATGGACACTTCTTATAGGAGGGGTTGGATTCTCTACTTTCTTTTCATATGTTCGATCATATATAAAATGTAAATTTAATCAAGCGTTGGCCTATACGCAAAATACCTGGCAAAAATTAAATAAATAAATATGGCACATTGTGTAGTAAGTTTAAGTGGTGGAATGGATAGCAGCACCCTATTGTTAAGAGCTATCGAAGAGTATGATACAGTAACTGGTATCTCATTTGACTATGGTCAAAAACACAAAGTAGAGCTAGAAAGAGCTCAATCATTAATTGATTACCTTGCAAGTAAAGGTCACAAAGTAAATTATCGTCAAATTAAACTAGATGGATTAGTAGATTTACTAGATTCTGCATTAGTAGAAGGTGGAGATGATGTACCTGAAGGACATTATGAACAAGATAATATGAAAGAAACTGTTGTTCCTAACAGAAACAAAATGTTTGCTTCTATTACTCAAGCAGTAGCTTTATCTATAGCAAATAAAAAAGAAGATGTTTGTGATATTGCTTTAGGAATTCATGCTGGTGATCATGCTGTTTATCCTGATTGTAGACAAGAATTTAGAGATGCAGATGATGCAGCTTTTAGAATGGGAAATTGGGATGCTGATAGAGTAGGTTACTTTACTCCTTATTTAAATACTGATAAATTTGGTATTTTACAAGATGGAGAAAAATTATGTGAATCGTTAGGAATTGATTTTAACGAAGTATATAAAAGAACAAATACCTCTTATAAACCAATGAAAGTTTACAGCAGACCTGAAACAAATGCTTGGGAATGGTATAGTGATTATAAATCAGCTTCATCAGTAGAACGTATTGAGGCTTTTATTAAATTAGGTAGACCTGATCCTGTTGGATATGCTGATGAAACAGGTGTAGTTAGTTACCAAGTTGCAAAAGCTCATGTTGAGAAAGTTCTTGCTGAATACGTATAGATACATATAAATATTTAATAATACAGTAATGACAACAAATCAACAATCAAACAACGGACAAACCCAAGTTAATAGTGCTAGGGAAACGTTTAATTCAAAGGTATCTCGACTAAGTATGTTAGGGAAATCTAAAAAAGTTGCCTGGGATAGTTTTAGAAGAAACAGGTCAATTTAAATTATAGAGAGACAGTAAAGCTGATTAAATTGAGATTATGGTAAAGGTTAACCACTCATTAACGCAGTAACCTTGAAAGACCCGAAATGTCTCTCTTAAAATGTCCTGTGGTGTAATTGGTAACACGTCTGTTTTTGGTACAGAAGAGTATAGGTTCGAGACCTGTCGGGACAACAAAAAGTTATATGAAAAAATTTATAGAATTTTCTCTAATTTGGTACAGCCAACAAATGGCAATTCCCTTTTGGGTTGTAGGTCATGTCCACCTTAGTATAAATACCTATAAAGATATTCATGAAATAATTACTAGCTTAGGTTTAAACCTTCTAGTAGCAATTGGGTTTATAATAGATTATAAAAAAACAACAAAAAGTTATGAAAAAACAAAAACTACCAGACGCAAGAAAACACCAACAAATTAGCTTTATCAAATCAGGAATCCGTATTTTAGGGTACGGAGCTTTATGGTATAGCTTGGATATTGCAGTTATTTTACTTATATTGAGTGAAATAGTAGGAATAGGAGAAGAATTAGTATAAATAAATTTAAATCAAAAATAATGAAAACAATCCTTTATTTTACCGCTTCATGGTGTGGTCCATGTAAAGCATTAGCACCTAGAATGGAAAAACTAGCAAGTCAAATTAATTATAGAAAAATTGATGTTGACTCAAATCAAGATATGTCTATGAAATATGGAGTTCGAAATGTACCCTCTTTAGTATTAGTAGATGAAAATGGGACAGAATTAAATAGGATGGTTGGAGTACAACCAGATCAAGCAATCTTAAATTTTTATAATGGGTAAATATCAATCAAGTAAAGTATTTGACGGTTTTAGTACAGTGTTTCGTCAATGGAGAGCAGAAAGTACACACTGTAGATTTGTACACGGTTATGGAATTTCATTCAAAGTATATTTTGAAGGGGAATTAGATGACAGAAATTGGGTTTGGGATTTTGGAGGTATGAAACGCGCTAAAACTCTAATTGATGGTAAACAACCAAAAGCTTGGATGGATTATATGTTTGATCATACAATGATTATAGCAGAAGATGATCCATGGATAGAAGCATTTAGACAAATGGATGAAGCAGAAGTTGCTCAAGTAAGAATCATACCAGCTACTGGCGCTGAGAAATTCTCAGAATATATTTATAATAAGTTAAATGAATTTGTAAAGACTGAAACTGATAATAGGGTTAGAGTTACTAAAGTTAAATTCATGGAACATGGTAAAAATGCAGCCTATTACTGCGAATAATAAGTTATTAGTGAATGAAAAACCACTTAAAAAAATTAACAATATGCACAAACAATTGAAACGTATTGAGGATTACGATAAAAACCTCCCAATTGTAGAAATATATACTGCAGTTCAATCTGAAGGCTCTAGAGCAGGATATCCAACAGTAGTAATTAGAACAACAGGGTGTACCCACAGATGTTATTTTGGTGAAGGGGGATGGTGTGATAGTTGGTATACAAGCATCCATCCAGAAAAAGGACATTTTAATTTTAAAGACATTATTCAAGCATATAAGGATAATCCTCATATTAAAGAGATGATGTTAACAGGAGGATCTCCTACTATGCATCCGGCATTAGTAAACGAATTAACACATTTTGCACATGAAAACAATATCTTTATTACTATTGAAACTGAGGGATCTCATTTTCTTCCTACCGATTATCCTATTAATTTGCTTAGCATTAGTCCTAAGTTTAGTAATAGTATCCCCGTTGTTGGTGTTGAAACTCCTCAAGGATCCATTACCGACGAAAGAATGGTAAAACGTCATAATAAGTTTAGACTTAATTATGAAGCTATTTCACAATCAATTTCATACCATTCAGATTATCATATTAAACCTGTATGGGATGGTAAGGATGAAGGTTCATTAGAAGAAATTCTTAATTTTATTAAAATTATGGATGTACCCCAAGATAAAGTATGGTTTATGCCTGCTGGGGATTCAAGAGAGGGTTTATTTAAATCTTATCCTTTAGTATTTGATTGGGTTAGAGATAATGGTTATAGAATGACTTGGAGACCACATATTATTGCTTTCGAAGATCAGCGAGAAGTATAGTGGATAAGCAAGAAGCCCTTCGTATATTAGAGGAAATAGAAGAGAACATCAATGTCTGTTGTGCTATAACAATGGAACCAGATGAAGTATTAGTATTAGTAGATAAATTAAAAAGTTATATAAATGGAGAACAAACGTAGAAAAGTTCACGAAGAATTAGAAGTAGTAAAAGTAGGTTATGCAAACGGGGTTGCCGAAGGATTTCCCTTTACAGATAAAGAAAAATTAAAAATGATTGATAAAGCAGAAAAAGCTTATGGTAAGTTTTTAGATGCTTTAAAATGTGATTGGAGAGATGATCCCAATTCAATGGAAACACCTCGACGAGTAGCTAAAGCTTATGTGAATGATTTATGGGCTGGTAGATATACAGCAATGTCCCCTATAACATCCTTTCCTTCGGATGGGTATGATGGAATCGTTATTGAAAGAAACATCCCTCTTACCTCAATGTGTTCACACCACCACCAAACAATTGGAGGTGTGGTACACATTGGTTATATTGCAGGAGAAGGTGGTCAAGTAATTGGATTATCTAAATTAAATAGAATTGTAGAATTATTTGGTCGTAGAGGAGCAATACAAGAACAATTAACATCAGCTATCCATAATGCTGTAGATAAAATTACAGCAGGGAATAAAGGTGTTATTGTTACTATAGTAGGTACTCATAATTGTGTATCTTGTAGAGGTGTTAAACATCAAGGTGCAGCAATGGTTACAACTAAGGCATCAGGTGTATTTAGAGAAAATGATAATTTATCTCGTAAAGAGTTTTTTGATAGTTTAAAAATTAATAACGGAGGACATAATATATAAGAGATATGGCATTAAAAGCAGACAATAAAATATATTTATGTTGGGCGGACATTAATGACGCAGTTGATAATTTATGTAATAAAATTAGACACGATCAACCTAATATAGATTCTATTCATGGTATTGCTAGAGGAGGACTAATCCCAGCAGTATTAATATCGCATAAATTAGGTTTACCTTGGACGGATGTTATATTACCTAATACTTTAGTAGTAGATGACATATGTGATTCAGGAGCAACATTAGAAAAAGCCCCTGGAGTTTGGACAGCAGTATTACATTATAAACCCCACACATCATGTTTTCAACCTAGTATATGGTCTGAAATACATGAAGGGGATGAATGGTTAATTTATCCTTGGGAAACCAAAGATTCCAAACCTATTCAAGATTATTTAAAACCTGGAGCTAAAGAATGGAGAGATAAAGCAGATGAATATTATAAATCAAATAAATAAATATGGAATATTGGCAAATTAAAACTCAAAACGAATTTGAGAATGAAAGAGGTAGGATACAAAAAACAACTGAATTATATTTAGTGGTAGCAGTATCAGCAACTGATGCAGAAGCTAAGATGTACAAACATAATGAAGGTATGTCTAATTTTAGAGTTGTAGAAGTAAAGAAAACTAAATTTTTAGAAGTAATAAGCTAATGGGAAAACAATTAAATTTTGGGTTTAATGACCCCGTAAACAAAGCAGTAGATGTGCCTTTTGTTAACGAAGTAGAAACATTTAATGGCACATTCGGAAAACCAAATAATTATGAACCAACAATACCAGAAAAAAAGGAGTGGGAATTCGTATACGACTTTGTACTTGAAGAATTGGAAGAATATAGACAGGCTTGCGAAAACGGAGACATCGTGGAAGTTTTGGATGCTTTGTGTGATATTGCTTATGTTTCCCTTGGGAACGGTACTATGTTACACGGTCTTAAAGGTAAGATATGGCCCGCGTATCAAGAAGTACAAGGAAGCAATATGTCGAAGTCTTGTAGCACTAAAGAGGAAGCCATGGAGACTGTCACCCTCCGCTCTAAAGAACAAGCTGAGCCATGTCACTTTGAACAGATCGAAGACCGATTCGTAGTATATAGAACACGTGATCGTAAAGTAATGAAGTCTATTAATTACTATAGACCAGATTTGAAACAATTCTTTACACAAGAAGAATTAAAGAAAAAATATCTGTAAAAAACTTAGGCTCCCGTAGGGAGCCTTTGTATATTCACCCAAATAAAAGTTATATAATGTATAAAAAGTGTTATCAAGGTAAAAAATTAGGAGATAATTATTTTGAAATGCATCTATGGGAAGAAGATGGTGGTCATCAAATAGTACCCTATAGAAATGTAGTATACCAGGAGTGTACTGAAGAAGAACATACACATAAGGGGTTAAATGGTGAATTCCTAAAACCTATATCTAAGTGGTTTTATTCTAAAAACCCTGATTATAGTGCTAAAAATACTCCTAATTTACATTTTCATGATATGAAACCCCACCAAAAGTTTTTAGTTGAGCGTTATGGTGTAAATGATGTTCCTTCTAAGGGACATAGAGAAGTTTTTTTTGATATTGAGTGTGAAATAGGAGGAGCATTAACTGAAGAATATATTGAAGATGCTCCTATGCCCATTACTTCTATTGCTTGGTGGGACAAACAAAAAGACTATTGGTCTATTCTTATTTTAGATAAAAAAAGTCAATTAGCACACACTAAAACAGGCAAAAATAAAAATAAAGAAATTATCCCTTGTACTACAGAAAATGAATTATTAGCTAAGTTTGTTGAAGCAATAAGAGAAATGGATCCTGATATTTTAGTAGGATACAATTCAGATTATTTTGATATACCTTATTTATATTACAGAATGTGTAGAACCATAGGTAAAGATTGGGCTGATCATTTATCTCCTATTGGTAAAGTAGTTTCTAAGAAAAACAACAAATACTTCTTTAAACAAAACCAATATGTAGATATTGTAGGTATTGAATCTTTAGATTACATTCGTTTACATAAAAAATATAGTTGGAAAGATGAACCTAGTTGGAAATTAGATGCAATTGGAGCCAAATATGTAGGTATGAATAAAGTTGAATATGAAGGAAACCTAGATCAATTATTTGAAACAGATATCCATAAATTCATTCAGTATAACTTTGTTGATGTTGAAATCTTACAAAAATTAGATGAAAAATTACAATATTTAGCTTTAACTAAAAATTTATCTCATAAGGGAAAACATAATTATAGTGAAGTATATGCTAATAGTATATCCCAAGATGGTGCTATTTCAGCCTATTTACTCTCCCAAGACATAGTACCACCCCCAAAAGAACCATTCCCCCAAAAGAAAGATAGTTATGCAGGAGGGTATCTTTTTTGCCCTAAAGCAGGGTTATATAAGTATATGTTTGATGAAGATTTAACTTCGCTATATCCATCTATAATAATGTCTATAAACATAGGTAAGGAAACATTTGTGGGGCGTATTGTAGATGCTGATGACCGTAATAATAGACTGGGTCTTAACGATTTAAAAGAACGTGATCCTGAAGAAGAATTACTAGTTGAAAATAAAAAACGACAACAAACTAGTGTAAATGTTGGTAGATTAATAGCTATGATTGAACAAAATAACTTGGCAGTAGCAGCTAATGGTTCAATGTTTAGAACAGATAAAGAATCAGTTTTATCTACTATTCTAAAGAAATGGTTTGAAGAACGAGTTGTTTATAAAAACCGCATGAAAAAGGCTTATAAGGCAGGAGATAAGGAATTAGGTGAATATAACTATTTAATGCAATACACAATGAAAATTCTACTTAACAGTTTATATGGGGCTACAGCATTACCTTCATTTAGATATGGTATGAACTTTCAAACCTTAAGTGAAGCAATCACCTTAAGTGGACACAGAATAATACAAGAATCGGCTTTATGTGCAAACCGCCATATGAATAAAGTTATGCGTGAAGAAATAAAATTAGAAATATGACATTAAAAAAACAATCTATTAGGAAAAACCAAGTAATCACGGTAAATGGAGAACCCATTTCTAAAGATGAGCTTATAACTAGAAGTAAAGAATGGAGTGAAATCCAAGAAAACTTTTTTAGAAAAATGCTTAAACAAGGAGGAACTTTTAAAGTAGCAGGAATAAAATATAAAGTAGAACTAATCGAAAGAAGTGATTTAGATTCTAATGGAAACAAACCAATAACAGTACCACCCTTACCAGGTGAAAGAACATTTTAAAAAATAAATATATGTTAGTAGAAGTATCAAATGGAGAATTATTAGACAAAATTTCAATTTTAGAGTTAAAATTACTTAAAATTGAGGATGAAGAAAAGTTAGTAAACATTCAAAAAGAATTTGACACACTAAACCCTTTAGTTGTAGAATTATTTGAAAAGTATGATGGTCAATTACAAAATCATTATCTTGAATTAGCAAAAATTAATGGTGAACTTTGGAATATAGAAGATTGGATTAGAGATTGTGAACGTGAAAAGAGATTTGATAAGGAGTTTGTAGAGTTGGCTCGTTCTGTTTATATTACCAATGATAAAAGATGTGAAGTTAAAAAAATTATTAATTTAATGACATCATCAGGTTTAGTAGAGGAAAAATCGTATAAAGAATATTAATGAAACATTTAGAAGAAACACCTTGGTGGATTTGTGATGAAGGGGATGAGAATTATTGTGCTTATGTAGATACAGACTCTAATTACTTTAATGCTGAACCCTTACTTCTTAAATTACATCCTAATTTCGAAGAACTATCAGCAGAAGAAAAAGATGATATTTTAGAAAAAGTAGCAATGAAGTATCAGGACGTAATTAATGAGGATTATGATAGATTAGCTAAAGAATGTTTCAATGTAACAGAACATAGACTTGAAATGAAAACTGAGTGTGTTATTCGTTCAGCTTATTTTAGAGCAACTCGTCGTTATGCTCAATGGATCACTAAACAAGAAGGAATTGCTAAAGAATCTTTGGATATTAAGGGTTTAGAATTTATGAAAGCAAATTTTCCACCTATTTTAGGATCATTTTTTAATGATATTTTACAACAAGTATTAAAGGGTGAAGAAAAAGCTAGTATTTTAGATCAAATTAAAGTATTTAAAAAACAAATACTAGATGGTACAATACCACTTACTAAATTAGGTAACCCTTCAGCAATTAAAAAACTAGAAAAGTATTCAGGTAAAAATACTAGAGCAGGAGAAATGTTTACAGAAATACTTAAAGGAGCCCCTGCACCTGTACGTGCTACAATTCGTTATAATGATCTGTTAAGATTATGGCAATTAGATAAAAAACATAATTTAATTACCCAAGCAGATAAAGTAAAATGGATTTATTGTAAAGATAATCCTTATAAAATAGAAGCATTAGCGTTTCAGGACTTTGATGTACCAGAAAAAATTAATGACTTTTTAAATGCTTATGCTGACAGACAAAAAGTATTCGATTCAATATTATTAAATAAATTAGAAGGATTTTTCTCGGATCTCCAATGGTCATTAGATTTAAACCCTTACACAAATGCATTAGCATCCTTTGAGATATAAAATAAATTTCATATATTACAACTATGGTAAATAAAGCAACACTAACATCAGTTATTTCAAAATATTATTTAAACGGATTAAATAATCAAGTAAAATGGCGTATTAAAGATAATCAACTAACGGTTTATGCTGGAGATAATGGTAGAGTATGTAAAGTAGTACATAATAACTTTAACCTTGAAGATGCAGAATTAGGTGTATTTGATACTCATAAACTTAGTAAATTACTTTCTATTACTAACGGTGAATTAAGTATTTCACTTGAAAAAATTAAAGCAGTTTATACTAAAATGAATATAGCTGATTTAAATTTTGATTTAACATATTCATTAGCTGATATTCTAATTTTAGGTAAAAATACTTATTATGAGGATCCTGAAGAATTTGAAATACAGATTGATTTAACTAGTGAAGATATTACACATTTAATTAAAGCAAAAAGTGCTTTAGCTGATGTGAACAATATGTTAATTACTACAACAACAGATTTTGATGGTGAGAATATATGTGAAATTATATTTGGTGATAATACTGGCTTTTCAAATAAAATTACTTATCAACTTAGAGGTAATATTACTAAAGGAGATATTCAAATCCCATTCGACTCAGATATATTTAAAGATATATTAAATGCTAATAAAGATATGGAAAGTGGTACACTAAAAATATCAGAAGTAGGAATGTTAAAAGCAAATTTTAAAACATCAGAAACAGAAAGTGAATATTTCATCGCTAGAAATGAATAATCACATATGTATAATGGAACATAAAATTGCAGCTAGGGCGCGTTGTTATGTTTAAATTAAATTAACCGAGAGCTTCGGCCTCACAAAACCAAATGATATGAGTACATTATTCAACGAACAATCAAAGTTCGACTTACTATTCCGTAACCTATTTAAGGCAGACGGAGTTTTTCAACCAACAACGTTTGAAAACAAACAACCCCACCCACTAGATATTTTTTATGACGATGAAGGACTTCATTTTGAAGTTGCTTGTACTGGTCTAACTAAAAAAGATATTCAACTAGAAATTGATGGAGATCTTTTAAAGATTATCTATGATAAACCTAATGAAGAAGAATTTGATTATAGTGGCTACATCTATAAAGGATTAGCTAAACGATCTTTTAACTTAGGTTATAAAGTAGCAGCTAAATTCGAACTAGAGAAATTAGAAGCAGAAATGAAAGATGGTTTGCTTCACCTATTTATTCCAATTGCGGAATCTAAAAAAGCAAAAACAATTAAAATAAAATAAAAGTTTTACCAAAAACGCGTGTCCTAGCGCAATATTATTCGTATATTCACGTCTAAATAAATAAGTTATATGACAACAAAAAGAAAGTCTATTCAGACTATTACCGACCCTTTGCTTGAACCCTTCTTTATTACTAAAGATGAATACAGCTATACTGTAAAACAAAATGTGACATCTGATGCTTCCCATTTCAGGGCTAAAGGTAAGGCAAAAACCTATGAAAAATCATTATATTACTATGCTAATTTTGAACAAGCTTTACAAAAAATAGCTAATTTAAAGGCAGATGTAGAAAATTTTGATAATTTAGAAGAATATATTAACAATTATAAATCAATTAGTAATCAAATTAAAAATTATACAGATGGAATTAGAAGCGTTATTTAATGCAGTCATTGTAAAACCAATTGAAGCCGAAGAAAGTACTTATGGTTCAATTATTGTACCTGATTTGGGAAGTGAAAAAAACCAAACAGGTAAAGTTGTATCCGTTGGCCCGGGTCAAAAAACATTAATGGGGGAATTTGTTCCTACTATTAGTAAAGTAGGAGATATTGTTGTCTTACCTACCCAAGGATTTACAAAATTACCTTATAATGGGGATGAGTATTATGTAGGTCCTGAAAACCAAATTTTAGCTAAAGTAAATACTCCTATAGAAGAAGTATTAGCACAAACACAAGTCACAAAAGAAGAAATTAACCACTTAACAGATTTATCAAATGAGTAAACAAGTTACATTAGGAAAAACAGCTAGAGAAAATTTAGTAAAAGGTATAGATATATTAGCTGATGCTGTAGTATCAACTTTAGGACCAAATGGAAGAAATGTAGTTATTGCAAATAATGGCTCACCACAATCAACAAAAGATGGTGTTACAGTTGCAAAATCAATTACATTATCAGAACCAGAACAAGAATTAGGAGTACAATTAGTAAAGCAAGCAGCAATTCAAACCGCAGAAAAAGCAGGAGATGGTACTACAACTTCTACTTTACTAGCACGTGAAATGGTAAAAGCAGGATTAAATGCTTTAAATAATAGTGAAAATGCGGTACAAATTAAAAGAGATATTGACGCTACAGTAAAATTAGTAATTTCTAATTTAAAAAATAAAATATCTGAAGAAATCTCAGGTGAAGAACAATTAGAACAAATCGCATCCATTTCTGCAAATAATGACCCAGAAACTGGAAAATTAATAGCAACTGCTATTGATAAAGTAGGAATGGAAGGAGTAGTTCATATTGAAGAATCTCGTACTGGTGAAACTTATCTTGAAACTGTTGAAGGATTGCAATTTGATAGAGGTTTTAAATCTCCATATTTTGTTACAGATAACAACAGTATGACATCAACCTTAGATAACCCACTTATTCTAATTGCTGATCAAAAATTAACACAGGTAAAGGAATTATTGCCCATTTTAGAAGCAGTAGGAGCTCAGGCAAGATCTTTATTAATTATTGCTGAAGATATAGATAATGAAGCTTTAGCTACTTTGATAGTTAATAAAATGAGAGGAACATTAAGTGTATGTGCGGTTAAAGCCCCGGATTTTGGAGATAGACGTAAATTAGCTTTAGAAGATATAGCAGTTACAACAGGTGGAATTGTTTTTGATAAACAAAAAGGAATGAAGCTTGATAAATTTTCATGGGAATGGTTTGGTGAAGCTCGTACTGTAACTGTAGAAAAAGAACAAACAACAATTGTAGATGGAAAAGGAGGAATTGAACAAATTGAAGCACGTATTGAAGAATTACAACAACAAATCGATAAAGCAACAACACCGTTCGAAATCGAAAAACTTCAAGAAAGGTTGGCGAAATTCACAGGAGGAGTAGCTATCATTCATGTAGGTGGAAACACTGAAACTGAAATGAGGGAAAAGAAAGATAGAGTTGATGATGCTTTACATGCAACAAAAGCAGCTATTGAGGAAGGAATAGTACCTGGAGGTGGAACTGCATTACTATATGCTTCCTCTGGTTTAGAAGCTAAAACAACAGGCGCACAAATTGTAATATCAGCATGTGCTAAACCATTTAACCAAATTCTTGTTAATGCTGGATTTGATGAAGTTAAAGGGCAAATTTTAGCTGATAATTTAGTTAATTCCGGAGATGATTTTTGGGCTGGGTATGATATTAAAACAGAACAAACTGTTAATATGAAAACAGCAGGTATTATCGACCCAACTAAAGTAGCTAGAACAGCACTACAAAACGCAGCATCAGTAGCAGGTACTGTTTTATTAACAGAATGTACTGTAGTTGATGAACCTAGTGATGATAATAAACAACAACAAATGGACCCAATGATGGGTATGATGTAAATTAATAATTAATAAATAATAAAAAATGACAAAACAAGAAATTTTTGAGGTAATTGAAGAAAACTTTAATACCTTAGCAGAAAACAACGATGGGACAACTAAAGCAAGTCAAGCACGAGCTAGAAAAGCAGCACAAGCTATTAAACGAGTAATTACAGATTACAAAAAAGCATCTGTGGCTGAGTCAAAATAGTTTCGTATATTATGGCTACAAAGATTGAAGAAAAAAATATCCTAATCGCTCGGAGAGTACCTCCGGGCGATAAATGGAGATTAGTTGCAAATGAACCTGATGGTCCTACACACAAAACATTAACTGATACTTTAGAAGCCTACATGATTAAAACAGGATTTAAAGGTCATTACAGATTAGAACCATTAAAAAGTAGTTTATATGCAATTGATTCAACAGAAACAGAAGTAATACCTGAACCAGAAAAGAAATATTCAATATATGGTGAATACGGAGAATAGTTTATTAGTAGAAAAATATAGACCATCTAAGTTAGAAACTTATGTTGGGAATGAAAATATTAAAAAATCAATTTCTAAATATTTAGAACAAAATGATATTCAAAACTTAATATTTTATGGACCAGCTGGTACAGGAAAAACTACTTTGGCAAAACTTTGTGTTCAAAATCTTGATTGCGATCATCTTTATATTAACGCCTCGGATGAAAGAGGTATTGAAACGATTCGTGATAAAGTGCAAGGATTTGCAAGCGTTGCTTCTTTTAAACCACTTAAAGTGGTCATTTTGGATGAAGCTGATTTTCTTACTATCCAAGCGCAAGCTTCACTCCGTAATATCATCGAAACTTTCTCTCGTACGACGCGTTTTATTATGACTTGTAATTTTGTAGAGCGTATCATTGATCCTTTACAATCTAGATGTCAAGTACTTAAAATTGTACCTCCAACTAAAAAAGATGTTGCTAAACATTTAAATTGGATACTACAACAAGAGTCTATTGAACATGATATAAATGATTTAGTACCTTTAGTTAATCAATATTATCCCGATTTACGTAAATGTATTAATACTATACAGTTATCTACACAAGATAATACATTAAAATTAGACCATTCAATATTAGTATCATCTAATTATATAGATAAAGTAATTAAAGCATTATCAAATAAATCTAAATTTAATGATATTCGTCAAATTATAGCTGATGCTAATGTAAATGATTTCGATGAGTTATTTAAATTATTATATGAAAGAGCATCTGATTACTTACCAGGTAAAGAAGGAACAGCATCTATTTTAATAAATGAACACCAATATAAAGCAAACTTCCGTATTGACAAGGAAATAAATATAATGTCATTAATTCAACAAATATTAAATAATAAATAATTATGCAACAACAAGCACCACCACAACCACAAATTGATTTAAAAAGCACTACTGCTATTACTAATTCAGAAGGAAAAAGTTTATTCCAATCAGGGGTTATTTTAAGAAAAATTTCTAAATTTGTAGCAGGGACAGATAATGATGCAATCATGCCTATTCCTGTATTTTTTGATCCTACTAATGGTAAGATTGTAAAAGATGGTTTACCTCTAGAACTTAGAGAAGAACTTAAAGATGAAATTTGTTAAATGAAAAATATCTTTGATTGGTTAAAAGCAATTAATAATACTAAACCTCCTGTTGAATCTTTTACAAGTAAAGATTGGGAGGTTTGGAATAGTTATATGATTCATAGATTCATCTCAATGAACCCTGACTATATTGAAATTGTCAATTATGTTCAAGATTTACCACCACAGGAAAAAAGAATGATTTATAATATATATAAAGAATTTATACCTAAAAATAATAAGTGGAATAAATATATTAAATCAAAAACTAAAGAACCAAACAAAGAATTAATTGAACATTTGAGAGATTACCTAAAGTGCTCCAGTAAAGAGGCAAAAGAAGCAATTACTTTGTTGGATAACACAAAAATAAGTCGTATATTATCCAATAGAGGATTAGAAACTAAAGAAATTAAAAAAATATTAAAATGAGTAAATTAGTAGATATGTTACGTACATCTGCACAGGCAGATAAAGCAAAAGCCTTATTATCACTTGAATTATTAGGTAATAAAGCAGTTGGTATTGGAGACCATTCAACAGGAGATTTTTACAAAAATGCTGAAGAAGCACTTATTATGTTAGTAGATGCTGACGATAGGTTAGAAGCATTAGACAAATATTTCAATACCAAAGGATTACTAAATGGGTAGTTCAGTAACAAAATATTTAGAAGAAAATGAGGGTCATTTTGGTAACAAAATAAAACAAATAACTATGAGCGATAGAGAAATTATGAATGCTAAATATCCAAATAAAAAAATCAAAGAATTTATGGATGATGAAACAAATCAAATCATAACTATTTTTGAAGAAGAATACCCAGAATTATCTAATGAATTTCAAAACATACAAGATGAAATGTATGAAATGTTTGCTCGTAAACATATGGATTATGGGTTAAATAACATAGCATTAGGTGGAGATATCGTTAATAATAGCGATGATAAAAAATTCTCATTAACTGGGTTAGCTATTAGACTAACCGATAAAATATCACGTTTAAGAAATTTAATGGTTAATGGGAAAAATTATGTTAAAGGTGAAAGTATGGAAGATACTTTCATAGACGTTGCTAATTATGGTATAATCGGTCTTTTAGTAGGTCGCGATAAATGGAAAAAATAGTTTGGCTAAAAAAATCCCAAAAATAGTAAAGGAGATTAGAAATAATCCCCCACCACTTATTAATTATGCATATCAAAAGAATATATCATATTCTCAGATGTCCATATTTAGAGGATGTCCTCATAGATGGAAACTTCAGTACAAAGATAAAATTAAACGATTTACGTCTTCTATCCATACTGTATTTGGAACCGCTATGCATGAATCAATGCAATATTATTTAGATTATGCTTATGAAAAATCATTTGCTGCAGCCGATAGAAATATAGATTTAAAAGAAGATTTTCAAGGTAGGTATATAAGCGAATACCAAGTACAGTATAAAAAGAATAATGATTCCCATTTTTCAGATGCAACTGAAATGAGAGAGTTTTTTGAAGATGGGGTTGCTATTTTAGAATGGTTTAAGAAAAAACGTAGCAGATATTTTAGCAAAAAAGGTACCTATTTAGTTGGTTGTGAAATACCTATTGTAGTAGCACCAAATAAAATGTTAAATAACGTATTATACATGGGGTATCTTGATGTTGTCACATACCATGAAGCAACAGAGACATTCAAAATAATTGACATAAAAACAAGTACTGGTGGTTGGAATGATTATGCTAAAAAGGATGAAAATAAACAATTCCAATTACTACTATACAAACAATATTTCTCAGAGCAATATGGGATACCTTTAGATAAAATTGAGATTGAATTTTTCATTCTTAAAAGAAAAGTATTAGATCCGGATGATGAAAAACTTATGTCACCCTATCAAGCTTATAGGGTACAACAATTTTCTCCACCTAGTGGTAAAATTAAACTAGGTAGAGCAAAAAATGCTATTAATGATTTTATTAATGAATGTTTTAATTCAAGCGGTAAAATAAAAGAATCAGATTACCCAAAATCTCCCTCTAAATGGAATTGTAATTTTTGCCCTTATGGAGAAGATAAAGAATTATGTGGAGCCAAAGAACATTTTTCGTAAGTTCACACATACGTATATATATAAATAATGTTTTAATAAATAAAGACTATGACAAATAAAAAACAAATGACACTAACTAGTGTTAAAGTCAAAAGCGATTTATTCGAGAATTTTAAAATTGAATGTGTAAAACGTAAATTTTCTTTCCAAAAACTTGCAGACCGTGCTTTGTTTTTGTATCTCACAGATGAAAGTTTCCGTAAACAAATTACTAATCAAATTAATCTCGAAATAAAAGACAATGAATAAAGACTTTAAGTATCTTCCTAAGGATAAAAGAAAAAAAATACTTCTAATATGTGATGATATTAGAGTCCATTCCGGTGTAGCAACTATAGCAAAAGAAATAGTGCTCCATACTTCCCAACATTTTAATTGGGTACAAATAGCTGGATCAATAAAACACCCAGATAAAGGAAAAATTTTAGATTTATCTAAGTCAACTAATGAAGCTGTAGGTCTAACAGACGCAAGTACTATATTATACCCAGTAGATGGGTATGGAGATTCAACCGCTGTTAGAGAAATTATAGCACGTGAAAACCCTGATGCTGTAATGTTGTTTACTGATCCAAGATATTTTATGCATATTTGGAATATGGAACAAGAAATTAGAAAGAAAATTCCTATTACTTACCTAAATATTTGGGATGATTATCCTGCTCCAATGTATAATAAACCTTATTATGAAGCTTGTGATTTATTAATGGGTATTTCAAAACAAACAGTTAATATCAATAAATTAGTATTAAAAGGATCAGAAAAAAATACAATATTCAAGTATTTACCACACGGTAAAAACCAAAATGTATATACCCCTGTAGAAGATACAAATCCTGATCTAATGGGGTTTAGAAAACAATTATTTCCTAATCAACAAGTAGATTTTGTATTATATTTTAATTCAAGAAATATAAGGAGAAAGCAAATCCCTGATACTATAATGGCTTATAGATTGTTTTTAGATTCTTTACCTAAAGAAAAGGCAGATAAATGTCGTTTTGTAATAAAATCTGAAAAAATTACAGATGCTGGTACTAATTTACACAAAGTATGTGATTATATATTAGGTGAAGATTATGAAAATAGTTATATAATTTTAGATCGTAAATTCACAGAAACTCAATTAAACTATCTATATAATATAGCTGATGTACAAATATTATTAACATCCAATGAAGGTTGGGGGTTAACAATTACAGAAGCAATATTAGCAGGTACACCAATTATAGCTAATACTACAGGTGGAATGCAAGATCAAATGAGATTTACTGATGATAAAGGAAAATGGTTTGAACCCGATGCTGATGTTCCTTCTAACCATAGAGGTACATACAAAAATCATGGTGAGTGGGCTTTTCCAGTTTATCCAACCTCTAGATCAATTCAGGGTTCTCCTCCTACTCCTTACATTTATGATGATAGATGTAATTTTGAAGATGCTACTAAAAGAATTATTGAGTGTTATGAATTAGGTAGAGAAAATCTAAAACAAAGAGGATTGAAGGGTAGAGAATGGGCTATAAGTGATGAAGCCGGGTTTACTTCTGAACATCAAGGAGAAAAAGTAATTAATGCTTTTGATGAATTATTTGAAATTTGGGAACCTAGAGAAAAATATGAAGTAATTAATGCCACAGAGTATAAAGGTAAATTTTTAAACCATAAAATTATATATTAATGAATAAGCCACGTTTTGTAATAAGTTGCCCATTTGATACCTATTCGGGTTATGGAGCACGTAGTAGAGATATAGTAAAAGCTATTATTAAAACTAATAAATATAAAGTTGAATTATTATCCCAAAAATGGGGGGAAACTTCATGGGGTTTTTGTAAAGAAAACCCTGAATGGGCTTTTTTGATACAACATTTAGCAAAACCAGATTGGAACCAAGTAGAAAAACCTGATATTTGGATGCAAATAACTATACCTAATGAATTTCAACCTATAGGAAAATTTAATATAGGATGTACTGCAGGAATTGAATCAACAGCCTGTAAAGGGGAGTGGGTTGAAGGTTTAAATAGAATGGATATGAATTGGGTTTCATCAAATCATGCTAAAAAGGTATTTGAATCTTCTCGTTTTGATAAAATAGATAAGAGAACAAATAAAAGTACGGGTCAAAGTATAGTATTAAATAAACCTATAGAAGTCATATTTGAAGGAGTTAATTTAGATATATACAAACCATTAAAAACTAATGAATTAAAAACATTCGATTTATCAGATATAAAAGAATCATTTTGTTATTTATTTGTAGGACATTGGATGAATGGCGAACATGGTCATGATAGAAAAAATGTAGGGGTTTTAGTTAAAGAATTTTTTGATACCTTTAAAAATCAAAAACAAAAACCAGCATTAATTCTAAAAGCCTCTGTTGGTACTTCCTCTTATATGAGTAGAGAAGAAATCTTGGATAGAATTAGGAATATTAAAAAAACAATCAATTCTAAAGATTTACCTAATATATATCTAATAAATGGGGAGTTTAGTGACTATGAAATGAATGAGTTGTATAATAATCCTAAAGTTAAGGGAATGGTAACTACTACTAAAGGTGAAGGATTTGGTCGACCTCTACTAGAATTTTCAGCTATTGGTAAACCAATAATTGCCTCTGGGTGGTCAGGTCATTTAGATTTTTTAAATCCTCAATATGTTACTTTACTCCCTGGATCCTTAGAAAATGTTCACCCTAGTGCCGCAAATAATTGGTTAATACAAGAAAGTCAATGGTTTCAAGTTAGTGGTAGTCATTTAAGATCTTCTTTTAAAGACGTATTTAAAAAATATAAATCATTTAGTGTTAAAGGAAAACAACAAAAACATTATGTTAAAACTAACTTTAGTTGGGAAGAAATGTATAAATTAGTTGATATTAGTCTTGATAAGGCAACATCTGGTTTACCAAAACAAGTAGAACTATCTCTTCCTAAATTAAATTTACCTAAAATGAAAAAATTAAATTAATATGAATTTTGATAAAATAATAGATTGCCCTAAATCCGGTGGTGATTTATGTTATAAAACGGAAATAAATAAAGATATTACTAATTATTATAGTTTATCATGTGGGTTTCATACTAATACTTTAATGTTAGAAGGTTCTGAATTTTATGAAGAGCAAGTAAGTGTTTTACCTGAAATCTATAAGGATTTAGCATGGGTTGACCCTGAAACTAAATTAATATGGTTACCCAATATTGTTAATGTTAAAGAAAATGGAATGGTATTTGCCTCAGGGGCTGATATAGAAAATTGGAGTTGGGGTGCAGTAAAAGCTATTGAAATACCAAAAGAAGAACAAGAAAAATATAAAGGTGAAAAATATAGAGCCGATATGACTACTATAAAATATTTTAAAGAACGTGATTTTATGGATGCTCTTTCGTATATTGGATTATTACCAGAATAGATATGAAGATAAGTTATGCGATAACAGTATGTAATGAGTTTCTTGAAATACAGAAACTTATTCCCTTTCTGTTAGAAAATAAAAGAATAAAGGACGAAATAGTTATTTTGTATGATAGTAAAAATGGTGATCCTGAAGTATTAAGTTATTTATTAAAATTTAATAAATTGCCTAATGTACAAACATGGAGAGGATTTGATTTTAATGGTCATTTTGCTGACTGGAAAAACCAGTTAACAGAATATTGTTCAGGAGATTACATATTCCAAATAGATGCTGATGAAATTCCTCATCAAGTATTATTAGGTTACCTCCCAGAGATATTAGGTAATAATCCTGATAACGAAGTATATTTAGTTCCTAGAATAAATACAGTTGAAGGAATAACTGATGAACATATTAAAAAATGGGGTTGGAATGTTAATGATAAAGGATGGGTAAATTATCCTGATTACCAATGGCGTATATGGAAAAATAAACCTGAAATTAAATGGAAAAATAAAGTACATGAGGTTTTAGAGGGTTTTAAAACATATGCCCCTATCCCTTCAACTGAGCAACTATCTTTATATCACCCTAAAACAATTGATCGTCAAGAAAAACAAAACGCTTACTACAATACATTATGATAAAAGGAAAAAAAATATTCATTACTGGTGGAGCAGGATATTTAGGTAAAAACTTAGTTAAACGTTATTATAATGATAATGAAATTACTGTCTACTCCAGAGATGAAGCAAAACATTATTATTTAAAAAAAGAATTTCCTAATATCAAATGTATAATAGGAGATATTCGTAATTACGATTTATTAACCCGTTCTGCTTTTGGACATGATATAGGAATATTTGCCGCTTCTTTAAAACAAATAGAAGCTGTGGATCAAAATGTTGAAGAATCAGTTAAAGTTCTTGTAGATGGTGCCATTAATTCTAGAAGAGCAGCAGAAGATAATAATTTTGAAGCAGCATGCTTTATATCTTCAGATAAATCAAGAGCGGCAACTACATTATATGGCGCAATGAAATTTGTAGCTGGTGAGTCATTTATAGTGAATGCAGAAAATTCTAATGTGCGTTTATCTACAGCGATATACGGTAATGTTATTAATTCTACTGGTAGTATTATACCATTAATTTGGGATTCAATTAATAAAAAATACTCATTAACTTTATATTCAGAACAAATGACACGTTTTGTAATTGATATAGAAGGAGCTATGAATTTAATTGAACAGGGATTGAAAGTTACAGGATATAATGTAATCCCTAATTTAAAATCATTTAAAATAAAAGACTTATTTGAAATATATAATGAAGAATTTAATTTAGAGTATATATTAGGAACTCCCCGTATATCAGAGAAACTTCATGAAATGATGATTTCAAAAGAAGAACTACCAAGAACATATTATAACTCATCTGATAACACTTATTATATGCATTATAAAGAAATACAGGAAAAATGGGATAGCCGTGAATTTACTAGTGATGTTGTATGTATGTCTAAAGATGAATTAAAAAATATACTGAAAATCTATAATTATTTTAAACCATGAAAGTATTAGTATTAGGACATAAAGGGATGTTAGGACATATGGTACTAAAGTATCTAAAATATAATAATCCTTATAGTGAATTTGTAACAATAGATAAAAGGTGGCCTTCACCTAAATTTAAAGAATCTATTAAAGAATTTAACGGAGAATTTATTATTAATTGTATAGGAGCAATACATCAAAGAACAAACCAATTTGATATTAATTGGGAGTTACCTCAATGGTTAGATGAAAATGCTGATTGTAAAATTATACACCCTGGTACTGATTGTGAAATAGATAATGATGATTATGGTAATTCTAAAAGAATAGCAGCAGAATGGATTAAATCATCAAGTAAAAATACTAAAATAATTAAAACTTCTATTTTAGGTCCTGAACTTAACACAAAAGCAAGTTTAATGGAATGGTTTTTATCTCAAAATGGAACAATAAATGGCTATTCAGAATGTTATTGGAATGGAAATACCACTTTAACGTGGGCTAAACATTGCACCTTTTTAATGGCTAATTGGGGTACACAACAAATAGAAACTATATTAGAAGGTGAACGGGTTTCTAAATATAAATTACTATTAACCTTAAAAGAAGTATATAGTCGATATGATATTAATATTAACCCAGTTAATGAACCTGTAATAGATAAATGTTTAAAAGGTAATATTAAAACCCCTAATTTAAAATCACAACTAATAGATTTACAATACTTTAATAATATTGAAGGATAAATTAAACATAACTATATCAATTGATGATATTAACCCATTAAAAGGTTGGGGGGCTGAAGGTGATATTCAGATGTCTTACTTAGAAGACCTACATAGAGAATTTGGTGCTAAATTTACACTATTTATTCCTTCTAATTATCACAAACAAGCTCCACTATCAAAGCATAAAGATTGGGTTAATTGGTTAAAATCAAAAAAATATTTTGAATTAGCTGCTCATGGGCATTACCATGAATGTGAAAATGAAGGGATTGGTGAATGTGAATTTTGGGAGTTAAATACAGAAAAAAAAGCTAAGGACAGAATTAATTTAATGTTTAAAGAATGGGAAGCTGTAGGACATAAACCAGAAGGGTGGAGAAATCCTGGTTGGTTAGGTAATCCTATTGCTATTAAGGAATTAGGTAAACATTTTAAATATTCGGCAGTACATTATGAACATAATCGTAATAATAAATGGTTATGTGAAACCTTTTATGGAGCAGATGGTATTGATATAACAGATATTAAAGTTCATAATAACAATATGATAATGTTTCAATCTCATATAGCTGGGGATTGGAATGATAATGTTTGGAATGAAAATAATTACCAGCAAATGAGAATATCTTTAGAACATTTATGCAAAATGAATTTCAAATTTAAAACATTAAACGAATGTCTATAGCATTTTTTACAGAAATGGGTTTTAATGGTAAAATTCCTAGTAATCATAATAATATGAGGACTGAATTTGCCTGGATGGTAGCTTTAAATGCCGACCATTATAACATTAATAATGTTCCAGATAAAAAATATGATTTAGGAATTACTATTATACCAAAAAATAACCCCCAATTTGATCTTAAAAGATTAAAGCAATATTGTGGTAAGGTAGCTGTAATGCAAGAAGGCCCCCACTGGTATTTTCAAGATTATAATTTAAATGATCAAATTAATTACTTTAATGCTTTAACATCAGCCGATATAATATTTGTTCATAATAAAGCCGATAAAATATACTATAGGGGATTAACAGGACATAAGGATGTTAGAGTAATGAGATCCCTTATGATTGAAGAAGCTATTGGAGAAACAAAAATAGTTAATAGAAAAGGAGTTATTATTGGGGGTAATTTTGTAAATTGGTATGGAGGTTTTGATTCATATATGGTAGCAAACAGTCAATTTGATGTTGTATCAGCACCAACAATGGGTAGAAAACAAGAAGGGGAAGAACAGTTATTGACTTTACTTCCATATATGAACTGGAAAGAATGGATTCATAAACTTAATGAATTTAAGATTGGAGTGCATTTAATGAGAACCCATGCTGCTGGTACGTTTGCTCTAAATTGTGCTTATTTGGGTATTCCTTGTATAGGTTATAAGGGATTAGATACCCAAGAGCTATGTCACCCTGAACTCACAGTTAATGTTGGTGATTTGGGGCATGCTAAAGAATTAATAAAAGAACTTAATAATAATAGCGAATTTTATAGTGAATGTAGTAAACAAGCTAAAGATTATTATAGTATTTACTACCACGAAAATAATTTTAAAATATGAAAGCATTAGTAACAGGAGGAGCAGGATTTATAGGAACAAACCTAATCAAACGTTTATTAAAAGATGGACATAATGTTGTATCCTTTGATAATTATAACACTGGGTTAAAAAATAACCATATTGGGGGAGCGATTTATGTTGATTTAGATATAACTAATTTCCCACAAAATGATAGTAGTTATTGGGAAAAGTTCGATGTTGTATTTCATATGGCGGCAATTGCCAGAATACAACCTTCATTTGAAAACCCTAAAAATTACTTTAATACTAATGCTATGGGTACTTTAAATATAGTTGAAATGTGTTCAAAGGCAAATATCCCTTTAATATATGCTGGTTCATCTTCAAAACATAGTGGTAGATTTAAAAATCCTTATACCTTTTCTAAGGATGTAGGAGAGGACATCATTGAGTTATATACTAAACATTATAATTTATTAGCAACAACTACTCGATTTTATAATGTATATGGTCCTCACCAATTAACTGAGGGTGGGTATACTACATTGGTAGGTCGTTGGTTAAACAACATAAAAAACAACATACAATGTGAAATCTATGGTGATGGAGAACAGCGTAGAGATTTTACTCATGTTGATGATATTGTTAATGCCCTAATTGCAATCATGGAGGGTAATCATTATGGTTATGACTTTGAATTGGGTCGTGGGAAAAACATATCAGTTAATGAAGTAGCTAAAATGATGGAAATAACACCTACATACAAACCTTCTAAACCTGGAGAAGCAAGACATACTCTAAATACAGATACTACAGCTAATGAAATATTAAGTTGGAATCCCCAAAAAGAATTATTAGATTACATAAAAACACAAATATGAGCCAAGATAAACAAATAAAAAATGTCAAAGTATCAGATAATACTGCCATTAAAGATTTTAATAGATTTACTTACCCTGCATCCTCTACTTCTATTGATAGATATGTCTTTGCTAATACTTGGACTAAAGGTAAAACAGTATTAGATGCTGCAACCGGACAAGGTTATGGGGCTGGGATATTATTATCTTTAGGTGCTAAAAGTGTAGTAGGTATAGATACAGATGAACACGCAGTAGAAGTAGCAAATAATTTACTTCAATCTCCAAAAGCAAATTTTTCAGTATGTGATATATTTGACTTAGAAAAAGATTTTAAAGAAAATGAATTTGAAGTATGTGTTTCTCTTGAAACTTTTGAACATTTACCTCCTGAAAGATTAGATGAATATTTACAGTCTATAAGAAAAGTAACATCAGAAACTTTAGTTATATCAACACCTCAAAGAAAAACTGAAGAATGGGTATATGATGGGGGAACACATTTATATGAATACAGTGCTGAAGAATTTTTAGAAGCTTTAAAAAGAAATTTTCCTAATGATGAAATAGGTGGGTTTGGAATTATAGAAGCACCTTTAAAAACAGATTACCCAAACATTGATTATCAATGGGGATCAACCATAACTACTAATTTAAGTAGAGCTTGGGTAATGGTGGGAATAATTTCATTAAATAAATAAATATGACAGATAAGATAACTTTTGTAATACCTAGTAGAAATAATTTAGAATTTTTACAACTAGCCTATGAGTCAATTCGTAATTTAAATACTACACATGAAATATTAGTATTAAATGATGCTAGTACAGATGGTACTGAAGAATGGATTAATTCTCAAAATGATAAAGATCTAATAGTACACCATAACCCAGGACCAGAAAGAATTGGGATTGTAGGAATGTTTGATAAAGGTATTGAAATGGCTCGTACTGATATTATTATAGCTTTTCATGCAGATATGGTTGCTTGTAAAGATTTTGATATTAACATCCTAAAACATCTAAAAAAAGGTACAGTAGTAACAGGAACAAGAGTAGAACCACCTCTACATCCAGATGGTCCTGAAAAAATATTAAGAAACTTTGGTATTGAAGTTGATGAATTTAGTATGGAAGAATGGTATGAAAAAAGTGATTTACTAAAAAATGAAAGAATAACAGAAGGTATATTTGCTCCTTGGTGTATGTATAAAGATGATTTTTTATCTATTGGGGGACATGATGAATTATTTGCCCCTCAATCTAAAGAAGATTCTGATTTATTTAATAGATTTCATTTAAATGGTTATAAGTTTATACAACCTTGGGATGCTCTTGTATATCATTTTACATCACGTGGTTCTAGATTTAATAAACACTCAGGTGGATCAGCAGGTAAAAATAGTGATGAATGGATTCAAACTACTACTAAAAACGGAAGGAATTTTATTCGAAAATGGGGGTGCTTTATTAAACATGACCCCTTAATGAAACCTATTGTGCCCCCTAAATACGATATTGGATTTATTGTTAAGACCTGTAATGCTTCTTTACTACACGCTTTAGAACCTTGGTGTAGTAATATATACATCGAAGACGATATGGAGGTTATTAAATCACATTATATAGATAAAGAACAGAAAAATACAGAATATATTTTAAACTATAAGATTAAACCTTACGACAATGAAAAACTAAATGAGATACTAGTTGAAATAGATGGTAAAACATTTAATGAAGAAGATTGGAAAATATTAATGCAACTATCAGAAATAATTAAGGATAGTGGAAGTATAGGAAGATTTCAATTAAATAATATTATAATAGAAATAATTCAAATGAATGAATATCAAAATACTTTAATTGATTTATGAATATAGGAATAATAGGACAGGGTTTTGTTGGTAACGCTATATATCAGAGATTTAAAAATTACTATGATATTTTTACTTACGATTTAGATGTGAGTAAGTGTAACTCATCTATCCAAAGAGCAATGGATAATGAGATTGTATTTGTATGTTTACCAACACCTATGAACCCAGATGGTAGTTGTAATGTTAGTATAGTAGATGAAACGATTGATAGAATATTTAAATTTGGTGTAACTAAAATTGTGGTAATAAAATCCACAGTACCACCTGGTACAACAAAAACACTCAATGAGAAATACCCATCATTAGAAATTGTATTTAATCCTGAATTTTTAACTGAAATTAACGCTGTAGAGGATTTTAATAACACAACTAGAATTATATTAGGAGGTCCACGTAAAGCAACTACAACATTAAAACGAATATATAGTAAAGTATTTGCTTATGCCCATATAGTAAAAACAGGATCTACACACGCCGAAATGGTAAAGTATGTAACTAATGCTTTTTTAGCTACTAAAGTATCCTTTGCTAATGAAATACATCAAATATGTGAAGGTTTAGATATCGATTATGATAAAGTTATAGAATATGCTACATTAGATAAAAGATTAGGTAAATCACACTGGCAAGTACCAGGTCCAGATGGTGATTTTGGTTATGGTGGGCATTGTTTACCAAAAGATGTTAAAGCATTAATTCATTTAGCAGAAGAATTGGAATTGTATCCAACTATGTTAAGAACCACCGATAAGAAAAACAATGTGGTTCGAAAAAATAGGGATTGGGAAGGAATGAAAGGAAGAGCCGTAATATAATTGGTTACTATATATTTCTTTCATATATTTATATGCTGTAAGAATAAAAAATAAAAAATATGAAGTTAAAAATGATTTCTTGTATTAAATGTGGAGAGGATATGCCTGAGTTAAGATTAACTCAATATGGTTATAAAGTATGTGTTAATTGTTCTACCGTAAGTACTAAACGTGGTGTACCAGTAACAAAAGGTTCAGGTGATCATACTTGGACTGAAACTGTAATAATGGAAGAAGACCAATATGAATCTTTTGTAAACTCAACTGCTAAAGAAAGAGGTAGTAGTGGTGATACTGTAACTTTTAAATTAAATTAATGCCTAAGGCAAAACCATTATCAAAAGAACAAATATTAGCTGCGCAGGCAAAAACTAAATCAAATATGGCCGCAGCTAGATATCTTCATGTATCTTATCAACACTATAAGAAATGGGCTAAATTATATAAATTATTTGATAATCATAAAAACCAAAGTGGTAAAGGAATACCTAAATTCCTAAGAGGCCCTAAAAAAATGCCTCATATGTTGGAAATAATTGAAGGTAGAATAGCAGCTTCATCATTTGATCCTAATAAACTCAAATACGCCTTAATAGAACAAGGATACCTATCAGAAGAATGTGCAGTGTGTGCTTTTAAAGAAAGAAGGGTGCTAGATTATAAAATGCCTTTATTACTACACTTCCAAGATGGTAATAGTAACAATTATAGTTTAGATAATGTTCAATTGTTATGTTATAACCATTATTTTCTAAATGTAGGAGATGTTTTTAATGAGAAAGATGTAAAACAAATAGAATCTAAACAAGAACATTTTGGTACTAGTGAAAAAGTAGAATGGGAAGTAGATGATTATCATTTACAACGTTTAAAAGAATTAGGCTTAGATGGTGAAGATAATGATGACCCTAATCAATATGTAAGTAGAGTATAATGGCTAAAAAAATTAAATTACTAAATAAAAAATATCATAAAATAACTAAAGATTATGATAAACAAAAAGAACGCCATTTAGAAAAACTTGCGTCAAAAAGTTTGGATAATGATGAAACCTTTCGTAAATTGAAGGATAAGAAAATCAAGGGTGATTTCTTAAAAAATTTTTAATATGAAAAATCTATTTAAAATTGGTGTATTAACTTTATCAGTTTTTTTATTAGCATTTAAAACTTATAGAGCTAAAATTGTAAACCCAATAGTTAAATTACCAGTTAAAGGTATAACTCATATTGAAATTGCACCTTTAACAACACCCAAAATTGAGTTAAAAACTAATTCACACAGTGATTTTTTAAACGCAATTGGGTTTAAAGAATCAGGTAACAGATATGATATTGTAAACCGTTTTGGGTATATGGGTAGATATCAATTTGGTAAAAGAACACTTAGGGGTTTAGGGTTTAAAATAAGTAGAGAAGAATTTCTTAATTCACCTAAAATACAAGAGGAAGCAATGTACAAGTTACTTCAAACTAATAAAAGATATCTTAAAAAGTATATTGCTAAATATGAAGGCAAGTATGTACACGGAGTATTAGTAACAGAATCAGGATTATTGGCTGCTGCCCATTTAGGTGGAGCAGGAAGTGTTAAAAAATGGTTTAGAACTGGTAAAGTAAGAAAAGATGGTAATGGTGTAAAAATAACTACTTATATGGAGCGATTTTCTGGTTATGATTTATATTTATAAACAAAAATAGATTATGGCTAAAATAGTTGTTGGTGATTATAAATCCAATAGTAGAAAAAAACGACCAGGTATACATTCAAAGAATAATACTAGCAGTAGTAAAAACAGTAAAAATTATGTTAAAGCTTATAGGGGACAAGGAAGATAGTATGGATTTAAGTACTTTATCTTTATTTAATCATATGACTGATGAAGATTTTTTAGCTGTTCATAATGCCGGTCAATTAAAAAATATGTGTTTAGCTTTAAGTTTAGATATGCAATCTCTTAAAGATAAGAAACTTAAAACTTATGAAGCATAACTAGGAATCCACAATAATATTTCGTATATTCACGTATAAAATAAAGGTTATGCTATACGAATTTTCAAATCTCAACAAACACGGTAATATTAGATCAAGAATAATATCTTGGCCTAAAGGCAAAGCATTTGGAATCAATCCAAATGGTTTTGGTAGTTTTATTGCTGTAAAAGTATTCAAATATGAATACCATCATGAACTCAACCCACCAAGTTTAGCTAATATAGGTGGAAAAAAATATTTACTTCCAACTTGGCAAGAAGTATTACCTGAAACTGAATTGAGTGATATAAAATGGGTCAAACCAAAACCAAAGGTTAAACAAGAACCAATTATTGAAACCCATACTAGTAGTAGCAACGCAAATAAAACGTATAAAACAATGTATTATCCAGAATCAGGTAAATTCCATTGCGATTGTCCAGGTAGATGGAGAGCGTTTGATAACCGTTGTAAACACATAAAAGAATTAGAAAAAAAAGTAAAGTAATGCGCAGGAAATGTGGTTACCGCAGTAAGGGTTCGTATATTCACCATGTTGAGCAGTTAAGCACAACGTTAAAACCAATAAGAGTTATGTATATTCAAGTTAAAAACACAGCAAAGAAAAGAAACAATCAATTTAGAGTTCAAACAATGTCTGCTGGATTAAAAGAAATTAAATCTAGAGGATGGATTGTTAACGATTGTAAATTTGAACAATTAAGAGATGAGTTAGTTACTAACAAGTACAAAGAGTTAGACGGTAGAATGAATACTCGTGGAAAACAATTTGCACAAAGAGCTGGATTATAAGATATGAAATTATCACCAACAAGAGAAATGCTTAGACCATATTCAGATTTGATTTTAGCATCATTAGATGTAAATCAAGTAGCAACTAGAGTAGGTGCTGTGGCTGAATTTATTTTAATGAATCATTATGGTTGGTTAAAAAATGGAGATATAGGAAACGAAAAAGGATATGATGCCACAGATAAAGATGGTAATAAACATGAAATAAAAGGTATGTCTTATGAAACAAAAACACACTATGTTGCCTATAAACATTCTTCAAAAATAGATAAATATGACTATTTAAGTATTCTTCATTTTAATGAAAAAAGGGTAGCACATATTCCTAGAGAAGAAATAAATAAATTTATTGAAGAAAATAAACTACCAGGTAGAAAAACTAAATCATTACGTTTATGTTTTAATGATCCTATTTTAACTAAACTTGGGAAACCAAGAAAAAAGTCATTATTTTTAGCATTATTTTTAAAATACGAAGATAAACAATTTACATTTTAATATGAGTAGAGGAAGACCAAAAGAACAAGAAGCAATTCCATGGCAAAAATACACTCAAGAATTTCTTGAGGTACCAACTAAACCTGAATTAGGTAGTAGATCAGTTTGGCATTATGATAGAAGTAAATTTGCAAATGGACCTTGGAAAGTAGAAAATTGGGAAGTTAAAGGAACCAAACAAGCAAAACCTCAAATTGACCAACGTTTATATTCTAAAGGTATGTGTACAGTAGTAGTATTTAAAACATCAAATCGTTCAAATGCTAAAACTAAAATGAAGGTGATTAATAAAAATATTGATTATGTTCTATCAGCTAAAAAAATACCAGGTATACCTGCTATTGCTGAGTGGCTTGAAGTAGGAGTTGGTAATTCATTTATTAACAAATATAAGCAAAAATATAATTTAGCCTAGTCTTTATATATTTATAACAAAATATTAATTAATAAATTTATTATGTTAAAAATTATAGGTCTTATAGTAGTAATTCTAGTAATCGGAGCTGCCGTTTATTATTTTGGTTTTTATAAAAAAGGAAAAATAAATGATCGTGATGGTGATTTTATTCCTGACGAAATCGAAGATGCAGTTGAAGATGTAAAAGAAGTAGTTAAAGAAACTAAGCGTAGAGCTAAAGCAGTAAAAAAAGAACTTAAAGATGTAGTTGATCAAGTAGGTGATGTAGTTGATGCTGCAAAAGGAAAAAAACGTAGAGGTAGAAAACCAAAATCAAAAAAATAAAAACATGAGTAAATATAATTTAACAGACATTTTAGAACAATATAGAATTGGATCAGGCTTTACTACAGATTTTGACTATGAAGGAATGTTAAAAGCAGGATTAGAAACAGGAGTTGATACTGATATTAAGATTTTAAAAGCAATATTTGAAGATTTTACTGATGTAAATTATCATAGAGAAGCAGAACATTTATCTTATGCTATTGATGCATTAGAAGAAGGTGCCATAAAAGAAGCAAGTATGTTTTTTGGGGATTTCCATGCTGCAATTAAAGCAACTATGGAACAATTTGGGATGGATATTGAACCAACGTTAGGTAAATTTATGGCTTCTAAAATGGAAGAAGGTGAAGAAGCAGTTGATTTAGCAATTGAAGCATCTCAAGAAAAAGCAGGTATTAAAGAAGCAAGAACATATGCTTCTGTTGATAGAGAAGTAGCTGAACGTATTGAAGGTTTTTTAAACATACCAATGAAAGCGAAATTTTTAAATGCATTTGAAGATTTAATTTATGATTTATTAGATGATGAACCATTTTACGTTGATGATGTAATTGCTCATTTAAGTAATGAAATGGGAAAACGAATAGATGGTAATCAAATAGCAGGTGATAGATTAGCTGGTATAGATGAAGCAGCAGCTATTGATGAAGAAGATTCAGTTGAAGAAGGGTATATAGAAACAAAAGGTAAAGCACTTTATCCTATCCTCAAAGCAGGAGCAAATGCAACCGGAGATGAAGTTGAAATGTATGTAAAATCATTAGCTAAAGATATTGAATTAAATGGTAAAGAACAATATAAAGACTTCACATCAGAAGATTTTGTTGAAGACTTTAAAGAATACATAGCAGATAAATCATTACAAGAACATTTTAAAAGATTTATATAAAAATAAATTTAAAATAAATTAAAGATAAGCGCGGTAACATTTGGTTACCGCGTTTTTTTTTCGTATATTCACGTGTTCGAATGGTTCGGGCAATTAAAAATAATAAAGGTTATATTATGAAAACATTTAAAGACATTAAATTCAAACCACATAAAGTAGGTAAAGGAGCAATTCAGGGATTACTTATGTTAGATAATGGTATTGAATTTTCAGTTGTAGCAGGTGCTGGTATGTACAGTACAGGTAAAGGTGGTGTTAGAGAAGCAATTGATAAAGTTGAAGATGCTTCATCATTCGAAGTAGCTATATTTGATCAAGCTGGTAATTTTATTGGTGCTGATAATGATTTAGTTTTAGGTTGGCAATCAAGAGAAGATATTGATACATTAATTCAAATACACTCATAAGATGGATAAAGAAAACAAAAGATACGTAGTAAAAATGGAAATGTATGTCTATGCTGATAATGATTATATGGCTAAGAAACGAGCACATGATCTAAAATTATCAATTGAAAATAGACGTCATTCCGATTGTATAGAGGTAGTAGAAATGGGTGAACAACCATTTGCTAGTTTTGAATACCGAAAAATAGATGATCCTAAGTTTTATCCTAAGGGTTTAGTTGATGAACCATTACCATTTTAATATGAAAAAAGGAGATTGGATAACATATAACAATAAACGTAAAAAGTGCTTTGGTATACATCATAATGGTAACATTTTAATAAAAATGAATGGTACCTTAGTACAAGTAAGTAAGGAAAAATGTAATATTTCCGCATAAATATGTGGTTACCCGGAGGAGGGTTCGTATATTTACCAGGTAAATGAGGCGCAAAGCCAATAGAACACAAATTAAAATAAAGGTTATGTCAAACGCAATTCAATTAGATTTATTTCAAGGAAAAGTATTAACAACTGAGCAGGAGCAAGAAATTGCTACTTGGATAGAAAATCAAGCTAAAAGAGCTGTTAAAGCT